TACAATTGTTAATCAACAGATACAAGAGTTAGAAGAATTTTTAGTATTAGACTATGGCCAAGATGCTAACGATGTTGCAGAAATGATATTTGATAATAATGAAGTTACAGATGATTTTACCTTTCAAACTATAGAAGCACCTGTAGAAGAATTTTCTTTTGAGTCTGTAGAAATGGAAATGCAAGAGTTTGAAATGGATTTTCAAATGGATATGGATATGGATATGAACATGGAAATGCCTATGCCTGATGTTGTCATGGTACCTACAAACATGGATATGGATATGGAAATGCCTATGGAAATTACAGTAGCATCAGTAGAAATGGATATTGAAATGGAGATGGATATTCCAGAACCTGAACAAATGGAGGTAGTAAATATTGAGTCAACAGAAGAGCCTATTGTGGAAACTAATATGGATAATGAGCCTACTGAACCTGAACCCGAGACCACTCAAGAAGACATACAAGAACCTGAAATGGAACCTGAGCCAGAGACCACGGAACCCGAACCAGAGGCTGAACCTGAAGAAACAAAACAAGAGGCAGAAGAAATTGAAGCCGAACCAGAACAAGAACCCGAGCCTGAAGAGGTAGAAAAAGAAGTTGATGAACCTAAAAAAGAACCTACAGCTAAACAAAAAGCAGCTACAAAAATAGTTAAAAACATGGGTGATAAAGGTAGGTATGAAGCAGGTAATCAAATTAAAACATTAATAGTTATGAATATATTAAGTAATTCAAAAGATTTTTTTGATGTACAACAAAGCATACCTAATATAGAAGGGTTTTTTAACAATGATACATTGCCTGATACAGCGATTTCTGATAATAATATAGCTGGATATGTCTTATTTGGAGGAAGCAAAACCATTTATGATCAAATGGTAGATGCACAATATAAATAATGGAAGCTGAATTTGGTGGATTAAAATTTAAAGGGGGTAAGGTCTTTGGTATCTTACTTGCTCTTGGAACTCTTATAGGGTCGCTGTATGGCGGCTTTGTCGCTTTCAAGGATTACCAGGATATGAAATCTGTAATGCTATCGTATTCGGCCCCCGATTTGAGTGGCTTTGAAACAAAATTAGAAGTCTTACAAACCGAAGTAGATATGATTATGCAAGAGATGACTATGTTACTAAGTGAAGTATCTCTTATATCAGATGTAGCCAATGAATTAAAAAATGACCTTCGCACAGATTTACGCAGAGTTGAATCTATAATTGAAGATGTAGAGCAAAATCAGAAACAAGATTCAAGAGAGAATCAAGCTGATATCAAGAATGCAATCAAAGACATCAAAGAAGAAATGATTGAACTAGAAGAAAAAGTTGCAAATACAATTCAAAAAACTTTAGCTAATCCTTTGGCTAATATGAAATAATCATACTAACCAAGTTTTCATATCTTCACCTAAAACTTCTGTAGCAATATCAATTTTATTTCTTAAAGATTTTACAATCACCTCATCAACTGTTTTTTCTGCAATAAGATCTATATAAGTTACTTTATGATTTTGACCAATACGATGAGCTCTGTCTTCTGATTGTAATCTGATTTCTAAATCATAGTTGTTGCTGTAATACACCACAGTATGACTAGCAGTGAGAGTGAGACCATAACCTCCAGTCTTAGGATTAGCAACAAGGTAAACAAGAGAATTTTCTTTGTCTTGAAAGTTAGATACAATCTGATCCCTCTGGTCCATAGGCGTGTCCCCATAAAAACTAGCAACAGATTCCTTTCCATATTTTTTCTCCAAAGCCTTGGTAATTGATTGTATGTCGTATCTATAATTAGCCCAAATAATAATTTTACCATCTGTTTCCTCCAATAAATTTAATAATTCTTTTAAACGATTACTTTTTATTTCTTGTACTGTGCCATCGTCTGTTGTTACATGGCCACATGTTATTTGATGTAATCGCATCATTTGTGTTAATGCTGAAAAAGCTGTCATTGTTTTATCTTCTAATTCTGCAACAGCAAACTGTTTCATTTCATTATAAGCTTTAACTTGTTCAGAAGTTAACTCTACACTTCTTTTCATATATACTTTTTCTGGAAGATCTAAACAATCTTCTTTTAAAATACGTGTAGAAAAACTTTCTAATTTAGTATTAAGCTCATCTAATCTTACATACTTTATAATGTGTTGGTAACTGTGAGCACCGCCTGCAGCATTTCTATGTGCCATCAAAGCATACCTTGATTTAAATGCCCAAAAAGAACTAAATCCTAATAGCTCTGAATCTAAAAATTGACATTGTGTATATAAATCCAAAGGACTTTTTGTTACAGGAGATCCTGTAAGTATTCTACGATACTTTGCATGAAGTCCCAACTTAACAGTGCTTTTAGTTCTTGAAGCAGTAGGAGATTTTATAGTGGTTGATTCGTCAACTGTTACTAAAGTTTCATGACCTTTTACAAAATTGTAAGCAGCTTCATAACCTTTTAGTGTGCTCAAAGCTTCTACATTCATTAAAAATATTGTTAAGTTTTCAGAAATAACTTTTAAACTTTCAAACTCTTCTTTTTGTTTTTTATTAGGCGTTGGTGTCCAACATACTATATTAGCATTTATACGATCAGGTAAATGTTTGGGTAACTCTTGGTTCATCCAATTTCTATACACACCTTTAGGTGCAATAATTAAAGCTGCATTTATTTTACCTTTTTCAAATAACATTGCCATGTTATCTATCAAAACTTTAGATTTACCTGTACCCATTTCCATAAAAAAAGCATAAGAGATTCTCTCCCAAGATTTTTTTAATGTGGTTTCTTGATGTAAAAAAGGTGTCGTTTTATATTTATATTCGGTCATTTCTATATTCTCCAATTTCTCCCATAAATATAATCCTTGCAAAAATAAAAATCAAGTGTTAAGTTTGAAAAAGAAAAATAGAATGACTGTATATGTAATCCAAGAAATGCCTTATAAGGATGTCCTCAGTGCTGAGGAATATGGCGACTTAAAAGCTGTAGTAGATCCAGGTCTTCAATTATTATTGAGTCCAAATCCAATAACTGAAAAAATAAAAAAAGTTCTAAAAGACTTTAACGACAATGATTATTTGTTATTGATTGGTGATCCAAGTATAATAGGTATTGCATGTGCCGTAGCTTCTGATATAAATATGGGACGCTTTAAAGTTTTAAAGTGGGATAGGAGAAGAGAAAAGTATTTTCCTATAGAAATTAACACAAGGAGAAATGAGAATGACAAAGATGGCAATAAACTTTGAGGAAGATTCTTTCCAAGAAGTCACAGATACTTCACTAAAAGCACTAGCAGAAAAATGTAAGTCTCTTGAGAATGTTGAAGGTATTATTGAACGTACTGAAGAAGCATTAAAAAAATATAAAGAGCAGGCTAGAATATTATCTGAAGAAGATATACCACAGTTCCTAGCTGAAAAGGGTTTACAAAGTGTAACCTTGGACAACGGAACAGAAGTAAAAGTTTTTGAAGATATTAAACCAGGCGTACTTGTAAAAAATAGAGAGTATGTATATGGTTGGTTAAGGGACCAAGGACATGGTGACTTAATTAAAAACAATGTTGCAGTAACATTTGGTATGGGTGAAGATGCAGAAGCAGCTAAACTCAAAACTGCTATACAAGATTTAGGAATGGCGTGTACAGAAAAAGAAGATGTACACTACCAAACTATGAAAGCATTCGTCTCAGAGCAACACAAAAAAGGTGTTTCTTTGCCTGATGAATTTGGAGTGCACGTGGCCAACAAAACAAAACTAGTGCAAAAAAAGACAATTAAATAATCGTTGAAAGGACAAACGAATGACGGAAACCAAAAGCAACGCAGTTGCAAAAAAGCCTGAGGCAGGCCTTCCCGCAAATATCTTTGAGGAAGATGCTTCGTTAACTCAAGCAGGGTTAACACAAGATGATCTAGCAACACCTAGGTTGAAAATTCTCATGAATGGTTCTGATGAACTTGATGCTAATGATGCACTCAAGCCAGGTCAGATTTTTAATACTGTTACAGGCGAAGCCTTTGATGGCAAAGAAGGTATTGTGGTGATACCTTGTGGCTATGAAAGACAGTACGTAGAATGGGAAGAAAGGGAAACAGGAAGTGGCGCTCCTGTTAATATCTTTAAGGCAGATAGCGATATCTTAACTAAGACTACTCGTAACTCTAAAAATAAAGATATGCTTGAAAATGGTAATTATATTGAGACAAATGCAAACTATTTTGTCATTCTTTATAACAAAGAGACAGGCATTGGAACTCCTGCTCTTATCACTATGAAGAGCACACAGCTAAAGAAAAGCCGTAGGTGGAACTCTACGATGTTAAATCTTAGAATCCAGGGATCTAAAGGTTCCTTTAATCCACCTTGGTTTAGTCATACTTATAAGCTTACGGTTGTTAAAGAAAAAAACAATCAAGGCTCATGGTTTGGTTGGAATATAGAACTTGAAGGACCTGTTACGGATCAACAAGCTTACAATGATGCGAAAGATTTCGCACAAAGTGTAAAAGCGGGTACTGTACAGGCAAAACCAGAAATGGATCAAGCTTCTACTTCTAATACAGATGGCAACACACCATTCTAATTTTGATCTAGGGGGCTTCGGCCCCCTTTTTTAAGAAATTTATAACAATGGAAATATATGATCTTGCTACATTTAAAAGTATTTTTAGAGGCTTAGACAGAGCCTATGGTCAGTATAGAGCAGGAGAACAAAAAGAAAATGGCAAGCAAGGTGGTAAAGCTTACATAACTAAAGGTCAGATTACAGATCAAATGTGGTTAGATCACTTAGAAGGTAAACAACCTAGTTTGGGTATCATTCCTATTATGGATGATTCTAAATGTTATTGGGGATGTATTGATGTTGATATGTATCCTCTTAACTTAAAAGAACTTGTACAAAAAATTCAATCAAAGTCTCTGCCTTTAATAGTTTGTAGATCTAAGTCAGGTGGAGCACATATATTTATTTTTACTAAGGAAGCTGTAACAGCACAACTTATGAGAGAAAAACTATCAGATTTTGCAGCTTTTCTTGGTTTTGCTAACTGTGAAATATTTCCCAAACAAATAGAAATTAGAGCAGATCGTGGTGATACAGGTAACTTTCTTAACCTGCCTTATTTTGGTGGCAGTAATCCTGAGATTACACAAAGATTTGCAATTACAAAAGATGGTAAACCATACACATTATTAGAATTTTTTAAGTTACATAATACACATGCTTTGACAGAAGCTGATTTAAAAAAACTTTCTACAACAAAGAAGGCAACTTCAACAGGGTTTGATGGTCCTCCGTGTTTAGAGCATCTTATGAATGAGAAAATACCAGAGGGTGGTAGAGATAATACTTTGTATCAATACGCTGTCTATGCTAAAAAGAAATGGCCTGAAGAATGGCAAGATCAATTAGATTCTTTTAATCATAAGTTTATGGACCCTATCCTGCCTTCTAAACAAGTATTAAAAACAATTAGTCAGCATGAAAAAAAAGATTATCAATTTAAATGTAAAGACCAACCTATGTGTTCTGTCTGTAATGCATCTTTGTGTAAGTCTAGACAATATGGTATTGGGAATGACTATAATCATACTGTCACGGATTTAACAAAGTATGAGTCAGATGAATCTGTTTGGTTTTTAAATGTTGATGGCCGAAGACTTTGTATAGGTACAGATGAGTTTTTTGATCAAGCTAAGTTTAGAAAAGCTTGTATGAATACTTTAAATGTTTTACCTAATAAAATGGCAGCTCGTGATTGGGATGCTCGAATACAAAGTTTACTTGCAGTAGTTGAGGTTATAGAAATGCCTGAAGAAGTAACAAAAGTAGGTAGATTTGATAACTACCTAGAATCTTTTTTATCTGATCAGGGTGAAGCTATGACGATTGATGAGATACTTATAGACAAAGCTTGGACCCCTGAGGACGAAGAAGTAACTTATTTTAGGCTTACATCATTAGAAAATTATTTAAATAAAAAACGTTTTACTAATTTTAGTTCCACACAAATGTGTGCAAGAATTAGAGAACTTGACGGTGATTCCACAAAGAAAAAGATCAGGGGTAAGTCATATCATTTGTGGTACATACCGAATAAATTTAAGGAGCTAGACAAAAAAGATATAAGTGATTTACCTATACCTGATTTAACATCAAAGACACCGTTCTAATGGAAACTAAAATAATTTTAGGTCCACCAGGGACAGGTAAAACAGAATATTTATTAAGAAGAATAGAAGAAGAATTAGCAGAAGGCACAGATCCTACACGTATTGGTTACTTTGCTTATACAGTAAAAGCTGCCAATGAAGCACGGACCAGGGCTATGAGTAGGTTTCAGCATTTAGAAAAAAAAGATTTTATGTATTTTAGAACATTACATAGTTTAGCGTTTAGACAATTAGGACTGACTAAGAACGATGTTATGAAGGATGAGCATTTTAGAGAGCTATCTGATTTACTAGGTATCAAACTTTCTAATACAAATCGTAAGATGGATACATTTGGTTTTCAATTGCAAGACGATATCTTTGCTAAGATTGTAGATATGGCAAGGGTTCGTAACATAACTCTCAAACAACAGTTTCAAGAAGTTGGACATTTAGAAGGTGGTTGGATGAAGTTAAAATATATAGCTGACGGTATTACAGATTACAAAAAATCAAGAAAGCTTTTTGATTTTACTGACATGATTATAGAATTTAATGAAAGTACAAATGAAGAGATAGTTCCAAAGTTTGATGTATTTATTATTGATGAAGCACAGGATCTGTTACCTATACAATGGGCTATGGTTAAAAAAATAATGGATAAAGCTGCTAGGATTTATGTAGCAGGTGATGACGATCAATCTATTTTTAAATGGGCAGGAGCTAATCCACAAGATCTTATAGGACTACATGGTGAACGATATATTTTAGATAAGTCATATCGTGTACCACCTCGTATTCATGAGATTGCTACAAAATTAATTAACAAAATAGATAATAGAATCCCTAAGGTATGGAAACCTAAAGGTGAAGAGAAGGGTGAGTTACATTTTCATACCATGAGAGCTGCTGTGTATGCAAAAATGGATAAGGGACAATGGCTTGTTATGACAAGAGATAACTACACTTTAGAACAATTAGCGGAAGAGATGAGACTACGGGGTTTTTATTATTCTATGTATGGTATACCTTCTGTTAGTGCTAAAAAATTAAAGGCTATTAATGCTTGGACAGATCTTACGAAAAGAAAACAGGCTATATCATTGGATAATGTTAATGCTATCTATCATTATATGTCTGTAAATAGAGGTGTAAAGTATGGTTTTAAGACTATGCCTAACGCAGATCCAGAGTCTCTTTACACTCATGAAGACTTAGTGAAAAAATACGGTTTAATGATACCTGAGCATAAAATATGGCATCAAGCGTTAGATCGTATGCCATTAAGAGAGGTTGCATATATTATTGCTTTGCTTCGTCGTAAAGAAAACTTGAATCTTGAACCACGGATCAACCTATCTACAATACATGGAGCTAAAGGTGGAGAGGCTGACAATGTTATGTTATTAACAGATCTACCTAGAAAAGCTGATGAGTCGTATTTTAATAATCCAGATGATGAGAGAAGAGTATTTTATGTAGGTATGACAAGGGCTAAAAAAGCTTTACATCTTGTTAGATCTGAAACAGATAGAGAGTTTTACGAGGCCTTTCATTGAATCATAAATCAGCTAAAGGTGTTGTCGGTGAACTATTAATTATGATTAAATATATTAGTAAAGGTTTTTATGTAGCTCGATCATCTGATCCTCTATGTCCGTTTGATTTAGTTGTTGTAGATAAAAATGGAGTATGTAAACTTATAGATGTAAAAAGTATATCAAGAAGAAAGACTGGAAAAAACAAAGGCACTAAAATTAGTAGGCATTTAAATCCTACACAGAAAAAAATGAAAGTGAGAATTGAGTATGTCGACACAAAGACCATTATTTGAACCACCGAAAGAATGGGTAGTACCTCAAAGCTTGCCTGATTTATCAGATGCTAAAGAAATTGCTATAGATTTAGAAACTTACGATCCAGGTATAAAGGACACCGGACCAGGGTGGGCTACAGGTAGAGGTCATGTAGCAGGTGTAGCTATCGCTGTAGATGGTTGGAAGGGATATTTTCCTGTACGACACGAAGGTGGTGGTAACTTTGACGAAGAAGGTTTAAGAAATCAATTATCAGAACTTCTAAAAAATGATGCTGACAAAATATTTCATAATGCAAGTTATGATTTAGGTTGGTTGAAAAGATGGGGTGTAGAAGTTAAAGGTCGATGTATTGATACAATGATAGCTGCGGCTGTTGTTGATGAGAATAGAATGCCAGGTCAGTACAACTTAAATGCGGTTGCACGTGATTATATACAAGAAAAGAAAGATGAATCTTTATTGTATGAAGCTGCACAAGCCTGGCAAGTCGATGCTAAAGCTGAGATGTATAAATTACCTGTACAATATGTTGGTCCTTACGCAGAGCAAGATGCTGCCATGACTCTTAGGCTCTGGAAAGCACTAAGAATAGAAATAAATAGACAAGAACTTAACAGTATATTTGATTTGGAAACAGAACTATTACCTGTGCTTGTGGCTATGAAATGGAATGGTGTAAGAATAGATTTAGAAAAAGCAAATAATTTAAAAAAACAAATACAAAAAGAAGAGAATATTATTCTTCGTGATTTAAAAAAAGAAGTTGGTTTTGAAGTAGAGGTTTTTGCTCCTACTTCTGTTGCTAAAGCGTTTGATAAAAAGGGTATACAGTATAACAAAACTCCAAGTGGTTTGCCAAGTTTTGATAAAAATTTTTTAGCTACACTAAATGATCCATTTTCTAGTAAAATCGTAGAAGCTAGAGAGTTATTTAAAGCTCGTTCTACTTTTATAGATTCCCTACTTAAACACGAAACAAATGGTCGTATTCACGGTGAGATTAATCAATTAAAATCTGATCAAGGTGGTACGATTACAGGACGTTTGAGTATGTCTAATCCAAACTTACAACAAATACCCGCACGTAATGAAAAGATTGGTCCTATGATAAGATCTTTATTTATTCCAGAGGAAGGTACTAAGTGGGGTAGTTTTGATTATTCACAGCAAGAACCAAGACTTGTCGTACATTTTGCAGCTCTAACGCATGGTGGATTAGATGGTGCTGATGAATTTGTTGATGCTTATAATAATGATGCTAATACAGACTTTCACCAGATTGCAGGTAATATTGCAGGGATAGAGAGAAAGGTAGCTAAGACCGTGAACCTCGGATTGTTCTATGGTATGGGTATGAAAAAATTAGGAAGTCAACTTGGTATAGGTGAAGATGATACAAAAGAATTGTTTAATAAATATCACTCTCGTGTGCCTTTTGTAAAACAACTTATGGGTTTAGCTAGTAAATCTGCTAATGATAATGGTCAAGTAAGAACAATATTAGGTCGTATATGTCATTTTGATTTGTGGGAACCTACCAAATGGGGTGTACATAAAGCATTACCTAGAGATGATGCTATTAGAAAGTATGGTAGTAATTTAAAACGAGCATTTATATACAAAGCTTTGAATAAATTAATACAAGGTAGTGCAGCTGATCAAACAAAAAAAGCTATGATAGAGGTTTATAAAGCAGGTATTATACCACATATCCAAGTTCATGATGAATTGAATGTGTCTGTAACAGATGATAAAATGATACAACAAGTTAAAGACATTATGGAAAATTGTATACAACTAGAAGTACCGAGTAAGGTAGAACCAAAGATAGGTAAATCATGGGGAACAATAAACAAATAATAACTCAATGTGCTGCTTGTGAAGAAGAAATTGAACCTATAAAGATTGATAAATCTAAAAATTTATACAGTTGTCCTGTTTGTGATGCTGTTCTTTATATAGAACAAACAGTAGAATTTGAACCAGATATGGATATAGATAGGACTTTACATTGACTTCTCCCATAAAATCCAGTATAAAATGGGTTGATGTATGAATATATTGTTGTATCTAGCTTTAGGTATATTACTTTGGAAACCAATATTGTTTATCATCATAGTATTAACAATATTATTTTAGGAGTAATAAATGACAGACATAACAAAATACAAATCAGTAGCTGTTAAGCTAGGGATTTGGGAAATGTTACAAAAACTAGGTGCCGAAGATTATAGATCTGTAGGTAAAGTTATTGAATATTTATGTATCAAAGAGTGTGAAGATAGAAACATTAAAATAAAATGAGTTTATGTCCTGAGTGTCTACATATTGAACACAAAGGTATGACATGTATGGACTGTGGTTGTTTTAATTTAGAAAGGAATAACGTGAATAAAGAATATAGAATAAAAAACGTAGATATGGCTATAGAGAGTGTTTTACACTACATTGAAAAAGATACTACAGACGATAATTTTCAAGAAGCTGTAGAATTTTTAAAAGAATATAAAGATTTAGGTAAAAAACCTTCTGATAAAGTTTATGATACAATAAAAATTGATAAGTATAGTGTAGTTGTTAGACAAACACATACATATACTTATAGAGTTTTGCATGAATCTTCTCAAGCAGCTATTGAAGAAGTGCAAGAAAAAATTAAGAGCAGGGATTGGACTGAACTTTTACAGTATCCTCCTGGAAATTCCTTTCATAAACCAATCCCTCCTCTTAATTACACAATTGAGACTCTTTCTGTAAAGGAAGATATTCTTAGACCGAATCCCGAAGTACAAGGGACACATAAGTCTGACACCTAGATGGATAATCCTTACCCCTCAAAAGATAGGAAGTGGTGTGACGGCCTGGAGAGACAGGCATTGAAAGGATAACATGAAAGATCAACAAGTATCATATGATATCTATACTCCGTTTGGACCTAGAATTTTAAAAAGTTCTGTACCTCAAGTGGTAATAGATGCCGTTAATGAAAAAGCAGATACCATTTTACAAGACAATAAAAAATCTAATGATTTAGATTATAGTTCTAATTTAGCAGGTAATGTTAAAAAAGAAGTAGCCTTGTCTTTAGCTGAGGTTAAAGGACTAGAAGTTGTTGTGAATAAACTTGCAACAGAATACATTATGAAATTAGTTCCTAATCAACTTGATCCTGAGAAAACAATCATGAGTTATAGTTCATGGGTTGTTAGTCAATATGCAGGAGACTTTAATCCTCTTCACATTCATGATTCGCAGCTATCTGGAGTTCTTTTTCTCAAGATGCCACCTAACTACGAAGAAGAATACAGAAGAGAAGATCATTATCCTAGTGTTGGTTGTCTTGAGTTCTTAGGTAGTGTTGCGAATACATTTGCAAAACACTCTTGGCTCGTGAAACCACAGATAGGTGATCTCTATTTATTTCCTAGTTGGTTATCGCACCAGGTTTATCCTTTTCGTAGTGAAGGGGAAAGACGATCTATGGCCTTTAATATTCATTTACGATCCAAGGTTCCCGGAACAGATGTTGGTAAAGGTATTGATAAGTGAAAAAATATATACACGTTAATCAACATATTATTAGAAGTAATAAAAAGAAAAATGAGAATGAACCTGTTATCACTATTAAAGAAGGTAAGAAAAATACTTATTGTCATGAGGTGATTATCAATGGTCCTTCTCGTGTAAGATATGGTGGTAATGACAAAGCTTTACTGTCTTGTGGAGCTCGTGTTGTCATTGAAACTGAAGCAGAAATAGAAATGAGATACCTATGAATGTAATAGTTTACGTTTTGTTTGGTGTAGTGATTTTACAGCTCTTTGCTGTTTTATTTTTGTTATGGGTTATCGGAACACGGCAATACGAACTTGATAAAGATAAGTTTAAACATTAGGAATGGAGTATAAATTATGATGATTGAAACTAAAGATGGACTAAAAGAAACGATTGCTGTGCTAACAGAACAGCTGCGAGATCAAAAAGAATTGAATGAATTTCATAGAAAAATTAATGGTGAACTTCATAAAGAATTAGAAGATATTAAAGCAAAGAAAGTATGTCTTTGTGATGATGATAAATGAGAATATTGTATATGAATGGTAAACTGTATCTCAGTCATACCAAAGATGAAATAAAAGAACTTGAAGATAATCAAGGTAATCCTTGCGAAATAGACATAGGTATCTTAAAAGTTTTACACGAAGATATATCTAAAATTGTTCAAGAGAGATTAAAAGAAATAGACGCCTGACGTCTCAAAATAACACAAGTAAAAAAATCATTCTTAGCCTATATTCTGGGCATGATGAATCTAACAAACAGTGCTAAGAACCACTTCCTAAACTTCTTTAGCACTTTTTTTAAAAATAATCCTAATGAGGATCTTAAAAATTATTGTAGATCAGAGTATGGTAGTGATTGGCAGTGGGCCTATAATGAATACCTACAGTACAATGAATTTCCTAGATCTTTTAAAAGAAGAAATCTATCATGAGAAAACCTATATGGGCAGGACATTTACGATTCTTTAGTTCTAGTTTAAATAAAGTTTATTCTAGGTAGTTCGTATGCATCAATACAATTTAGTTCTAGTTCTACAGCTTTACCTTTTGTATAGTCTAGCACATTTTTTTCTACAGCATTGGCATATCGTACGCAATCTTCGTAGCTATCGAATCCTGACGCTCCTGATACTCTAATACAATCATTAGTTGATACACAAAAAAATCCTACTAAGAAAAATTTAATAATCATTAGTGGGTTTTCTTTGTAATGAGATATGTTAAATATTCTTTAAGATTACTTCTAGTTAATAATTCTGTTGTAAAGTTTGCGTAAGCGTTGACTAAGACTTCTTCGTCTTTGTCCTTATCTAGATTGTATTGATAATAACATAGGTGAAATAACTCATGTACTAGTAAATTAAAAGTAGTTTCGCTTTCCATGGCCATGATATTTTCGTCTAGAACGATGGTAAGTGGAGGTTTGGAGTGAAATGACCCCTGCTGTTCACTTACCTCGTACGATAGATCGTGGCTCACGAGCCTTAAAAAGACTTTAAATGGACCCATAACCACAAATTCTGGTAGTTTAGGTGTTTTCACTTATCTTTTTGGGTTTTTTGGTTTAATTTTTTTTAATCTTTTTTTAATAATGTTGTTTAACTTTTCAGGAAAAGGAGTGCTTTTTGGTTTTTTAGCTTTTCCTATAACGCTTTTTCCTATTTTAGCTTTAAGCTCACCAGGTGACATTCCTGTACCAGGCTTTCTTTTTGCTGTTTTTTTAATATTTATTATAAGTGTTGGTTTATTAGTTGGCATATTGTTTCCTTTATCTTTTTGGGTTTTTTGGTTGTCTTCTAAAAGGTTTATCCCTTTTCATTCTTTCCATCTCAAGTCTTGTTAATGGTCTTAATGGTTTTGTAAGCTTTCTTTCAGATTTAGGTTTAATCTTTTCTGCTTTACCTGTTATAGCTTTTCTTTCCCCTGGGGTATTACCAAAACCAACTTTAGATTTATCAGCTTTTATTTGTTTTTTAAGTTTTTCAATCATTTTTAGGTATTGTAGTTCTTTATCACTAGGCATATTGTTTCCTTTTCGGTTGAATGCCACGCTTTTTTATAGCAATGGCTGTTGCTGCTTGTTGTTTAAGTTTCTTAGTTCTGTTGCCTTTCAGTTGTTTAGGCATTTGTAGTCTAGAAATAGGCATTATTTTTTCTTTTTAATGTCTTTGTAATGAACAAGTTTTTTACTTTTTTTAGTCATAGTGGCACCTGTCATTAAAGTTCCATCTTTGTGTTTATGAGTTTTTCCTTTGTACTCTTTGCCATCTTTAGTATAATGTTTTACGCCCTTCATATTAATCCTTTTTCTTTGCTTTATTCATGTTTTTTACTGCTCGACGCATATCATCAAGATTTATTCTACCGGATGGTTTTAGTTCCTTAGCTGCTTTAAAAGCTTTTATTAAGCTTCCTGCTGTTAATCCTGCAACTCCTCCAATTAATGTTGTTCCTGCTTTGGATGTTGCTTTACCTGTCATGGCTTTCATTTTCCCTGGGGACATTTTTTTATTTGGCATATTAATCTTTTATTTCTTTGGTTTTAATGGTTTTGATGGTTTCATTGGTTTTAATTGTCTTTTAATATCATCAAGATTTAGTCTACCTGATGGTTTTAGTTCCTTAGCTGCTTTAAAAGCTTTTGCAAGCACTCCTGCTGTTAATCCTGCTGAAGCTCCAACTAATGGCATAACTCCTTTTGATCCTGTAAATCTTGATTTAGTTTTACCTGTTCTAGCTTTCATTTCCCCTGGGGACATTTTTTTATTTGGCATATTTGTTCCTTTTATTTTGTGTTATAACAGCGAAATAATACACTAGAAATAAGAGTTAGAGAAGTATTTTTATCTTATAGTTGTTCAGGAATTATTTTCTTTTTTACTTTTGCTTTTTTTATTGAAAATGAGGTAACCGAGGTAACTTTTGAAGTAACTCATTGAATTTACTATGTTTTATCGGTTACTTATTGGTTACTCATGGCTATTGGACCAGGTAACCAAGGTAACCCTATCCCATAGGCATATAGTTTACTATCATGCCTCGTATAAGAAATAAATGATTTATTTTTAAATATATATATTGTATATACAACTATATGAATAAATTAACACCAAAACAAATAAAGTTTGCTACTCTTATTGTCAGCAAAGGCGATAGAATGTCAGCATCAGATTGTGCAAAAGAAGCAGGCTATTCTGAAAAAGCTTGTAAACAACAGGCATCAAATTTACAAAACCCTAAAATGTTTCCTCTTGTAGTAGAAGAAATTGAAAAACTTCGTAGAGAATGGCAAGAAAAGTATAAAGTTAGTTATTCTAGACACATTAAACGATTAGATGATTTGTCTAGAGGAGCTGAAGGAGATGGCAATTGGGCGGCAGCAGTGGCAGCTGAGAAATCTAGAGGTCAAGCTGCAGGACTTTATATTGACAGAAAAGAAATATTGACAGGATCTATTGATCAACTATCTAAGGTTGAGGTAGAAGAAAAACTTAAAGAAATAGAAAAACAATTTAGCATTAATATAGAAGATGCTGAAGTTACTGAAATTCCTGACAAATAAAAGTATTTGACAATCCCATGTATTAGGATAATGTGGGATACATGGCAAGACCTTATATAACAATCGGCTTATCAAAAGCCGAGTTCGAGACGATCTGTGATCAACTCGATATTTCATTTTTTGGAAAGAAGAAATCAGAAAATAATCCTTTGTTTCAGATATTCTTTTCCAAGTTCGGTGACAAGTTAATACAAAGGATGAAAGATGCTAGTGTAAAAAGAATGCCTAGTTCCGACGCAAGAATCAAGAGAGCGAGTTGGACAGCATGAGTAAAAAAATAAAAGGCATTTTACAAGATAATGAAGGAGATATTAATCCAGGAACAAATTTGTTTGAAGAGCCTATTTGGCGTGTTTTATTTGAAGATGATGATAAACGCATTTTAGGTAAATCTAAAATGGAAGAATATATATCTAAATCATATAACAAAACTGTTCACCGATTTAAACGCTGGAAAGTTAAAACAATATCAAGTGAAACTCATGTGTATGTTATTGTATTTACAGATAGAACACATGAAATGATTTCACCTATACAATTAAGGGATATTGTTTACACAGGACACTCTGTTAGAAACAAAGAAGAGTTTAAATATATAGATACAGAACTTGCGGCTAAAGGTGGACACAGTCCTATCTTTATACCCAAAGATGTATAAACATTTAGATCTATTTTCTGGTATTGGTGGTTTTAGTTTAGGACTAGAAGCAACAGGAGAATTTGAAACAGTAGCTTTTTGTGATTACAGTAAGTTTCCACAACAAGTATTAAGAAAGCATTGGCCTCTTGTGCCAATATATGAAGATGTAAAGGAGTTAAATAGTGAAAAACTTAAATCAAATGGAATTAATAAAATCGACATTATCACAGGAGGATACCCTTGCCAACCTTTCTCCGTTGCAGGTAAGCAAAAAGGTGAGCAAGATCCGAGACACGTTTGGCCAGAAATGTTTAGACTTATCAAAGAACTCAGGCCAACTTGGGTTATTGGAGAAAACGTTGCTGGACACATTAAACTCGGTCTCGACACAGTCCTCGAGAACTTGGAGAGTGAAGGTTACTCCACAAGGACGTTTAGTATTTCAGCTGCTAGCGTCGGTGCCAACCACAAAAGGGAAAGAATCTGGATCATTGCAAACAAAAATGTGGAGGACTCCCGATCACGTGGTGGGTGGATCCAATCTACCGGGGATCAAGAAGGCATTAGATCAGGGACATTTGAAGAGGAGTTCTGGTCACCAAATACAGATACGACTTCAGGATCAAGTGATGGAACCAAGATTATGGCCGACACCGAGAGCATCAGCAGCCATGAACGAAAATTTAAACTCAACACAGAAAAGAGTAAAGAAGAGAGGTTTTCTAGGAGCAAAATTAGAGGAGAAAGTGGCAATGTGGCCGACACCGAGAGCAGCTATAGGGATGAATATGAGATTGACAGAGAACATGGCAAAACTGAGACACAAGAAGTATTTGGAAACAGAGATGGCATATCAAGAGGGAGCGCCTGGTGGAAAGTTGAACCCAACGTGGGTAGAGTGGCTGATGGGTTACCCGACACAATGGACAGACTTAAATCATTAGGTAATAGTCTTGTACCACAAATACCTTACTACATAGCACTATCAATATTGGAGGCAGAAAGAAATGGATAAACTAAAAACAACACGATTGACTAAATTAAGCAGAGTTAAAAATAACGTAAAAGATAATAAGTATGGTTTTTATGAGATGTGGGATAAGCATCATAAAGATTTATTGTTGAGTAAACCAAAGCTAATGGTGATGCATGGTAGCAAAACCTGAGACTAGATTTTGGAAAAAACTGAAAGAAGTCACTCCGAGAATACATTGGACTAGAATTGAATCTACAAGTTCTCCAGGAGTACCTGATTTACACGGTGTTTTTAAGAATGATATGGGTGATTCCGTCATGTTTTGGGCAGAGTTAAAATGTACCCGTGTGAAAAAGATAAGTATAACGCCGAAGCAAATTGCGTGGAATTACAGCTATAATATGGCAGGTGGGAATAACTTCATTATGGCAGAGGCCCTCGGGGGGAGGGGGCTCTACATATATTCGGGAGCCAATGCCCGTGAAATCTCCATTACGGGACTAGATACTCCTCCCATGGCCATAATACCTTATCCATGGGACCAGGAGCTCCTGCTGAGATGTCTGGACCCTGTTCTCCATTACGGGGAATCATCGCCCGTGGCTATAGATACATAATAAAAGCTGCAGGAGATGCCGGATGGGGCTTGACAGCTGCACTTCTTTATCCTATATTAATGAGATGTTAAGCATATTTCTCCATTGCCTCTTGGCAACTTTACTTATAGCCTTGATTATTTATATAAAAGCCCCCTGGATCCGCAAGCCCGTGGCGTGGCTGATTATCCTGACTGTTCTCCATTACAGCTGACCTAATCTTTTTGCACTAATACTATATATAAAAGAAACCGGCAGCTCAGGTGTGCTTCCAGGTAAAAACATTTGACAAGTTCTCCATTATCCTATATTAATAGGATATGAATACAGAATGTAATGTTAAGACTACACGCATCTTTATTGATGCTGGGTATTTACTTAATCAATCCTCTCTGTGTAGCGTTAAGGTTGATCTGTATTCTGATTTGGTTAGGAGTGACAATAGTTGTATAATAGGAACTCTAGATCTAGGGGAAGGTTTCTGCAGTAATGATGATATCGCCCTTCCCCTTCATCAATCTCCATTGTCCGTAAATCAATCCCCTTCATACTAATACTCTATATTTAAAAGTACCCCCCTGGAAGATGCGTGTGAGATGTTAAAGTCCGTTCTCCATTGGCTCGATTTATCGTCATTTTGTACCACTATCCTATATAAAAGAAGCCGGCAGCTGTTTGGTGATGTCTAGAAGCCGTTCTCCATCGGCTCGATTTATCACGGATCTAGGCACTATTATATATAAAAGCAGCACGGCAGGAGCTACGATGGTAATATAAGCTGCTTGACAGCTGCGTTAATGTCCTATATTAATAGGATAAAAGGAGAATGAAGAATGAAACAAAAATCATGTGAACAAAGAGTCCAGGGACACTGGGTCGACAGACAAGAAGATTTAAAAGATCCAGAGTTTGAGTCTCTCGGGTTCGATTATGTTGAACCGCATACCTGGGACAGTCAACCCGAAGGGTATTGGCGTTGGCAATTTTCGTGGGGTGGTCCAGGAGATGAGCTGCGAGGATATGTAAACGAGCACAAACAATTACATCGGTTAGAGTATTGGTTCTTGGATTGGTACGACGGAGCAAAAATTATAGTTGATAATACCTCCGATGCTTGGCACACAATGCAAACTATGCTAACCGACTAAGTGAAGTATTTAATTTTCTTGGTTCTGCTCGTTTGGGCAGAACCTCACCTTCTTTTGTTGTTTCACATTCTTTTTTAATCTCCATTACCTCGATCCCTACAGATTATATGGGCAATATGTATATATAAAAGTAGCACCCAGTCTCCAGCTCAGAGTTTTGCATTCTCCATTACCTCGATCCCTACAGATTATATGGGCAATATGTATATAAATACCCAGCCCAGTCCCCTGCCCAGAGTTTCTGCATTACCTCGATTGCTACAGATTGCAAGTCCAATATATATAAGAAGTTGCCACGGCTAAAGCTCAGATGCGATTCACAGCGTGTGCCATTCTCCATTGGCTCGATTCGTAATGATGTGGTGGTAACATATATATAAGAGAAGGGGGGAGGGAGAGTTGCTGTGAAAAAGCAAATGCAAAAGCAAATGCTGTCAGAAATCTTTTTTATAATAGGTGCAGCTTTTTTTATAATAGGTGTTGTGTTTTTGATATTCTTCCTATAAAGTTAGGATAGAAATGGAGAAATATACTATGTCAAATGACTTAACTCTAAGTGACATCCAACTCGTGATTAAACACGAAATGGAAAAAGTGAAGAAGGACATTCTATTAAAACAGAATAGTTCTATTCAACTTCCTGATAGTGAAGTGATTAACTATCAAGCCGTATGTCAGTATCTCGACTATGAGATATTTGAATTTGTAATGACTTCCAATACGCCTGAAGTCAAAAGATTTGGACAGAAGATCATGCAAGGTCTTGCTGAAAGATTTAACATTAATGAAAGGTTAAACTCTTAATCCTACTAGTTGACACTTCTCCGTGTCTCTACACCCTCGATCTTCACGGATCGAGGGTTTTTTTATGCCCGATCCAGCCTCTGGTCTCCCTGGCTTTGACCTGGTAGACCATCTCAAACATTTCCTTTATTGCCAAAGCATACTAGATATGGTATCTAGATCATGGGCTACCCCCTAAATGCGGACAAGGTACTTGCCTAGGCAAGCTTAACATAAGTAGCAGTCAGTCAGTCAAGGGGTTAAAAAATATGGAATCTATAGAAACTTTAACAACAGATGAAGCTAAGGTCCTTGCAAAAAAATTAAAAATTAAAAAATTAGAATTTAATGTTCAAGAGCAATCACAAAAAAAATTTTTAGCATTTGTAAGAAATGTTTGGCCTGAGTTTAAAGAAGGGACCCACCATAAAATTATTGCAAAAAAATTTGAAGATATTGCCTCTGGTAAATTAAAAAGATTAATTATTAACATGCCACCTAGACACACGAAGTCTGAGTTTGCATCCTTCTTGTTCCCTGCGTGGTTCGTGGGCCAAAACCCAAAAGCAAAAATTATGCAAACCACTCACACAGGAGAACTTGCTATTAGATTCGGTCGTAAAGTTAGAAACTTAATGGATACTCAAGAGTATAAAAAAATTTTCAAAACTCAGTTACAACCTGATAGTATGGCCGCAGGTCGTTGGGAAACATTACAAGGTGGAGAATATTTCGCTGCAGGTACAGGTGGTGCAGTAACAGGTCGTGGTGCTGATCTGTTAATTATCGACGATCCACATTCAGAGCAAGACGCACTAAGCGACACGGCCCTCGACTCAGCATACGAATGGTATACTTCAGGACCTAGACAGCGTTTACAACCAGGGGGTGCAATTGTTATTGTTATGACCCGTTGGTCCGTGAAAGATCTGACAGGTAAGTTAATGAAGAAGCAAGGAGAACTAAAATCGGATCAATGGGATGTCGTAGAGTTCCCTGCTATTCTACCAAGCAACAAACCCGTTTGGCCAGGGTTCTGGAACATTGATGAATTAGAATCTGTTAAAGCTTCTCTGTCTGCAGCTAAGTGGAATGCACAGTGGCAACAATCACCCGTGTCTCAAGAAGGTTCAATTATTAAACGAGAGTGGTGGCAAATGTGGGAAGAAGAATCTATGCCTGAGCTAGAACACATTATTCAAAGTTATGATACAGCGTTTAGTAAAAAAGAAACAGCAGACTATTCTGCTATTACTACATGGGGAGTTTTCTATCCTAAAGCCAATAATGTTCCTCATCTTATACTTATAGATGCCAAACGAGGCAGATGGGATTTTCCAGAGCTTAAAAAAATTGCTTTCAAAGAATATAAATATTGGGAACCTGAAACAATTATTATTGAAGCCAAAGCATCAGGAACACCTCTTACACACGAGTTAAGACAACTTGGAATTCCTGTTGTCAACTATACTCCTAGTAAAGGACAAGATAAACATGTCAGAGTTAATTCTGTTGCACCATTGTTTGAAAGTGGTATGATATGGACACCTGAAACAAGGTGGTCGGACGACGTCATCGAGGAGTGCGCTGCATTCCCATACGGCGATCATGATGACTTGGTGGACAGCATGACACAAGCGGTAATGCGATTTAGACAAGGAAATTTTATTAGACTAGGTACTGACTATGTTGATGAGCCTACACCAAGAATACAAGGGGAATATTATTAATGGCCGTTAATAACAATAGTAGATTAGCAAGTTTTGCGCCTGTAAGAGCAGGACCTAAATACAAAGACATTATAAAATTTAGAAATCAAGAAGAACAAGATAAATTAGATAAATCGTCAGAATTTATGGCTAATGTTGTCAAAGCTCCTGTTGATTTGGCAGGCGATGTATTAGCTAGAACAGTTGCTCCTATAGCAAGTCAATTCTATAACGAAAATTCAATGAAAAGTGGAAATGAAAAATTTGAAAATAATAAACTAATTGAATCTCATTTAGGACTATTACCTAACGAGAGACCTTCAGAACAACAAATTCGAAAAGCTGAACAAGAAATTGGATTAATGTATCAACCTCTGTCCTTCAAAGAAGGATGGTCGTCTTTATTTGGATTTATTTTAGATCCAGGAGTACAAGCAGGTAAAAAAGTTAGAGAAGGATCACGAACAACGGATCTACCTAAATGGGATTCATTTAGTTTACTTGCATTACCACTTGAAGCTTGGATAGGTGGTTTTGCTGCTAAAGGGGTACAAGCTGCTCCTGAATATATAAATGCAGTTAAAAATATTCAAAAATCTATAGGACCTAAATCTAAAATAGGACAAATAGTAAACAATCCTGATTTAGTAGAAAAACATTTTGATGATTTACAAATCATAAAAAAATACACAAGTGGCGCTCCTGTTAATACTAAATTAGTAGATGAGGGTAGGTTAACTCTAGCTCCTGAAAAAGGAGATGGTGGAGGTGGTAGTAAAGACACTAGTTTAAGTGCAGGTAGAATAAAATTTCAATTAGCTTCAGCTAATAAAACACAAAAAAAAATTGAAGATACAATTCAACGTTATATAGATACAGGAGAGCCTCCTCCTGGTTTAAACAATATAAAAGAGTTTAGTAAAAAACAATTTTATGATTATGTACAAAATCAATATCCTACTACAAGACCTTTTAAATTTAGTAGAGAGGAAGCAGAAAAAGTATTATTAAAACAAACAAAGCCAGGTGTTGTTTACGGTGAAGTTAGTGAGGTTTTAAAAGATTTAGAGAACAGACCTAACATGGCAGAACTTGCAAGAGTTCTTGAAAGAGATAAAGCAACTGTACAAGCTGCTGTTGCAAAATGGGAAAGTATAAATGGTAAGTTAAAAGTACCAAAAGCAGCATTTAAAGAACAAACTTTTATAACTAAGTGGGCTAGAGAAAATCCTGATTTTAATTTAACTAAAACTAGAACTCCTACTACAACAAAGCCAGGAGATAGATCTGAATTACTGTTACTTGAAGGATTCCTTAGAAGTAGCAATGCTAGAGATTTTAGTAAAAGTTCTTCAATGAATAGAGAAGAATTCGCTGAATTTTATATGAATGATTTTAAAACAAAATTTCCTAATTGGAAAAAAACTTTTGCTAAAGATTTAAAAGGAATAAAAAGATTAGAGGATCAAAGAGTTTTTGCACAAAGAAAAATTAATGACATGTTAAAACAGTACAAAGAAAATTATCCTGAACAATTTAAAGGTGTGACATTAGAGGGAAAAGGTAAAACAATGGATTTTACTCTAAATGTCAGCCATGATTTTCCTCTTAGAATGGATGATCCAATTCCAGGAGTAGGTGGCTTTGTAAGCAGCATGCGTTTAAATTTTGGAAAAACAAATGTAGATACACAAAGACAAATTGAAATAAAGCTTGTAAATTTAAAAAGAGACGTTGAGAGTGGTAAAACTTCTATGGAAGACGCAAGAGAAATTATATCTAAGTTCGATAAAATAAATCAAAGAACAGGAGCTTTGACAAATATTACAATAAAAAATCCTAAATATAAAGATGATGTTTATGAAGATTTTCAAGTTGGAGCTATTGATAAACCAGGAGTTCAAACTATAATTGAAGCGGCTCGAAGAGAATTTGAAAAGATAGCAAAAGGTCCAAAGCCTCAAATACAAAAAGAAGGCGACCTTCAAAGAGGATTTATAAAAAGACGGATTCCAATGCCAAGGCAACGTGGAAGAGGTGCAGCTTATCAAGATAAACTTAGAACTAAAGCAGAAGGAGGCGAGATCCGTGGTTATGCAGAAGGAGACCAAGTCATGTCAGAAGAGAACCAAGAGCCAAGCTCCCCTAACAACGAGTCCATGTTATCTAAAGTAGGAAACTTCTTTATTCCTCAAGTAGAAGCCGCAGGACTCAAAGGGTTTTTTAAACCAGTCTTTGATTGGGCAATGGTAGGTAATCCACCTAAAACAGTTACCAATATTCAAAAGTCTCAACAAAAGGTACTTGCTAATCCTAGATTAGCTTCAAAAACAGAACCACGTTTTAATGTTTATGGTCCTGAAGGACAAAAAGTTTTTCAAGCTAAAACTTATGATGAAGCAAATGAAAAAGCACTTCAATTAGGTAATATAGAAAATTCAACATTTAGAGTAGAACAAGTAGAAGTTCCTGTAAAAGTTAAAAAGAAAAAAACAGGAACACAACTAACTGTTACCATGACCCCTGATTCAGTCGTAGGTTCTGGAACAAATAGACTTTACTATTCAAGACTTAGTCAAGCTTTAAACTCTCCTACAGGTAATCTTACTATTAAAGGTCAAGATGTTTCGAGAGATAGTATAGCTATGCCTGCTAAAGAATGGCAGGATTATTTTAGATCAATTGGAATTAAAGAAAGCGAACTACAAGATTCTTATATTCGACAGTATTTAAATAAAAAAGGAGGCTTCAATAATAAAACACAACAATTTACATTAGATGCTCCTATTACATACGACGAAATTGCAGAACTTGCAGGTAGTTCTCCTTCAAATTTTATACAGTCATCTAAATATGGAGATTATGCACAGAATTTAAAGTATGGTAATTCAGGACGACACGTGAACTATATTAATGGAAGTAGAGAAGAAAGAGTTCTTTGGATAGATTCTCAAGACATACGAGGAGATGTTGGTTATCTTCCTGATGAGGTAAGAAGGTATGAAAACCATAGTTCTATGAGACAGGTTACAGATGATTTTGACTTTAATGTAAAAAATAAATTAGGAGGAGAACCTTATGTTATAGGTTGGTCACTTAATAGTAATAGACTAGGAACAGCTGCAACAGGTAAAAAAATTGTTGTTAACACAGCAGATGAAATACAATCAGACTTTTTACAAAAAGCAGCTAGTCTTAAATCACAACTCAAGAAAGATTTACAATCTCTTACAGAAATTGAAACACAACGACCAGATGTACTTAAAGAGACACAAGAACGACTAGAAAATATATTTAGACCCATGCCAGCAACTTTATCAGAAATACAAGGAGAAATAGAAATGTTAAAAAAAGCTGATGAAGTTTTTGAAAACATATCTAAGATGGATTTAGATAGAATGACTCCTACAATGTTTAAAATGCTTGATCAAGCTTCTGAAATAAGAGACACTGCTTTAAAAAATATTAACAACAGAATTGATTCAATTGACCCTAGTCAATTATTTCCTAATATACCTTTTAAAAACCAAAAAAATTGGGTAGATGCTTTAATTAAAAATGATGTGTACGAAGCCGCTAAAAAAAGGTTTTATTTTGATGAAAATAATGCTTTACAAATTAATAAAAATGCTCCTTCTCATTACACAGTAGCACCTGCTAAAGCAGTCAAAGCTGCAAATCCTACAAGAGGCATAAAACTTGATCCTACTGATCCCAATAGAAGTGGTAAACATGTAGCTTATGATATGCAATATGGTGGACCAAAAGCCGTTGATCACACAGGAGCACACTTTACAAGTAATTCAGAAGAGTCTCTTAGAAGAATAGCTAAAATGAAAAATTCAGAATTGTCTATTGGAACTGTAGATTTTGGAGATGCAGGAGAAAAAGTAGAAACATTTTTACTTGAATTAACACCTGATATGTTGACACCGTATCCACAATACTTTAAAGATGGAGGTGTAGTACAGAAAAAAAATGTGTATAATCCTTTATTATCAATTAACGATGTACTAAGACCTATAGGAGTTTATTAATGGTTGAGAAAACAATACAGCAATTTAAAGATAACCTTGAAATAGAAGAAGTTGGGCAATCTATAGAATTACCAAAACCAGATAACATGAATAATGGAATAGAAGTTATTCCAGAGGAAGATGGAGGAGTTACTCTTGATTTTGATCCTTCTCAGCAAAAAACAGATCAAACAGATTTTAATGCTAATATATCAGAGTTTTTAGATGATAGCTTATTAACTAAAATATCTACTGATTTACAAGATAACTATGAAGATGACAAAAGTTCTAGAGCTGATTGGGAAGACAGTTATAAAAATGGACTAGATTTACTTGGATTTAAGTATGAAGAAAGAGCAAAACCTTTTGCAGGAGCATCAGGTGTTACTCATCCATTATTATCAGAAGCTGTAACACAATTTCAAGCACAAGCTTATAAAGAATTACTTCCTGCAGGTGGCCCTGTCAGAACACAAGTCATGGGAGATCCTACTCCTGAAATTGAAGCACAATCTGAACGTATTAAGAATTTTATGAACTATCAAATAACTAATGTTATGCAAGAGTTTGACCCAGAACTTGATCAAATGTTATTTCATTTACCTCTTGCAGGTTCAGCTTTTAAAAAGATTTATTATGATGGAACATTAGAACGTGCCGTATCTAAGTTTATACCTGCAGAAGATTTAGTAGTTCCTTATCTTATTTCGGACTTAGAAAGTTGTATGCGTATTACTCACGTTGTTAAAATGAAAAACAACGATTTAAGAAAAAATCAAGTATCAGGATTTTATCGTGATATTGATGTTAGTTCTTCTAGAACAAGTGTTTCAGAAATAAAAGAAAAACAAGATGAAATATCAGGAGTTGAACAAGTATCTTTTAGTGAAGAAGAACATAATCTTTTGGAGATGCATGTTGATTTAGATATTCCTGGCTTTGAAGATAAAGATGCTGAAAATAATAATACAGGTATAATGCTACCTTACATTGTAACAGTTGATCAAGATTCAGGAGAAGTTTTATCTATTTATCGAAATTGGAATCAAGGAGATCCACTTAGAAAAAAGAAACAATATTTTACTCATTACAAATTTTTACCCGGTCTTGGATTTTATGGTTTTGGTTTAATTCACATGCTTGGTGGTTTATCAAGAACCGCTACAGCAGCTTTACGTCAACTTATTGATGCAGGAACTTTATCAAACTTACCAGGTGGATTTAAAGCAAGAGGTCTAAGAGTTAGAGACGATGATGAAGCAATAAGCCCTGGTGAGTGGCGTGATGTTGATGCACCTGGAGGAAACTTACGTGACTCTTTGATGCCTCTTCCATACAAAGAACCAAGTGCAACATTATTTCAATTATTAGGTTTTGTAACAGAAGCAGGCAGACGATTTGCAGGCGTTACAGACATGATGATGGGGGAAGGTGGAAGTCAGCAACAACCTGTTGGAACTACCATGGCTATTTTAGAGCGTGGCATGAAAGTTATGTCAGCTATTCATAAAAGATTACATTATGCACAAAAAGTAGAGTTTAATTTATTAGCAAAAGTATTTTCAGAGTATTTACCTCCTGAGTATCCATACATGGTTGCAGGTGGAAATCAAACAGTTAAGCAAACAGACTTCGACGATAGAGTTGATGTCATACCTGTGTCAGATCCAAACATATTTTCTATGGCACAACGTGTTACACTTGCACAAACACAGTTACAACTTGCTCAGTCTAAGCCTGAGATGCATAATTTACACGAAGCATACAGAAGAATGTATGCAGCTCTTGGAGTTCAAAATATTGAAAAAGTATTGCCTCCTCCACCTCAACCTCAACCCAAAGATCCAGCCATGGAAAATGCAGGTGCTCTTGCAGCACAAAAACCAGTAGCATTTCCTGAACAAGATCATTCTGCACATATTAGAGGTCATAGAGCATTCATGTCATCAAGTTTAGTAAGGCAACAACCTCCAATTATGGCAATGTTACAGGCACATATAACAGAACACGTTGGATTTATGGCTAGAAACATCGTACAAGAAGAGATGGGACCTGAAATAGAACAGATTATGCAAGAAACAGGAGGACAAATACCTCCTGAAATGCAACAACAGATTGAATCAAGAACAGAAAGTGCTGTTGCAGTTAAAATAGCTGAAATAATTGAACAAATGGTAGCTGAAGAGCAAGAAATGTTTGATGAAACAGGTTCAGATCCACTAGTTCAACTAAAACAACAAGAAATTGACTTAAAAAAGAACGATTTGGAGCTAAAAGCCATGCAACAAGGCGAAAAACAAGCTTTAGATGAGAAAAAACTACAACAAAAAGATACTGTTGACAGAGAAAGAATGCAATCTCAAGAAGATATAGCTCAGTTAAAGGCAAATGTAGCTCTTGACAAAGCTGAAGGAGATCGCAATATGGATAGAAGTGAGAGAGCACAAGATAGATTACTTAAAAAAGAACAACAAAGAGAAAATGTGGCTATAAAGCAGTCACAGATGAACAAGGATAGGATATAAAATGGGAAAATTATGTGCAAAAGGTAAAGCTGCAGCAAAACGTAAGTTTAAGGTTTATCCTTCAGCTTATGCTAACATGTATGCGTCTGCAGTATGTTCAGGCAAGGTAACACCAGGCGGTAAAAAAAACAAAAAAGCCGATGGTGGTATGATTGGTGATGGAAATAAGCTTTCACAAGCTAGAAAAAAAGTTTCTAACATGAATATTGGTGGTATTGCAAAAGGATGTGGCGCTGTAATGGAAAATAAAAGAAAATCAACTAGTTATTCATAATGTCTGGTCTTAGAGAGTGGGTTAATCAAAAGTGGGTTGATATAGGAGCTCCTAAAAAAGATGGTAAGTATCAACCATGTGGAAGAAAAAAAGGAGATGGTAGAAAATACCCTAAATGTGTTCCTTTAGCTAAAGCTCAAAAAATGAGTTCTTCTCAAAAATCATCAGCAGTCAAACGCAAAAGAGATGCAGGTAACCCAGGTGGTAAACCAACTAATGTTAAAACATTTAAAGCAAAATCAGGAGGGCTGGCTGTACGTGGTTATGGTATGGCTATGAGATAATGTCAAAGACACCTGCATGGACAAGAAAAGAAGGTAAAAGTAAATCAGGAGGATTAAATGCTAAAGGTATTGCTTCATATAGAGCTGCTAATCCTGGTTCTAAACTTAAAAAAGCAGTTACTAAAAAACCCTCTGAATTAAAAAAAGGATCAAAAGATTCTAGTAGGAGAGCTTCTTTTTGTGCTAGAATGAAAGGTATGAAAAAGAAGTTAACTAGTAAAAAAACAGCAAATGATCCAAATTCAAGGATTAATAAAGCATTAAGGAAATGGAATTGTTAATGAAAGATGATTATTTAAACAATCTTACTGCAGATATTATGAAAAAGGCCTATAAATTAGCCGAAGATAATACAAAGCATCCTGATGATTCAGTTTTCGTTGCGAATGCGTTTTTAAATACAGCAAAAATACTATATACTGAAGCACTCGGTGAAGATTTAACAAAAATGCTATTTAGACAAATAGTAGAACTAGGATTTGATGATCAACCAAGAACAATACACTAAGGAGTAGATGATGAATAAAAATGGAAAATATCCTTCCAAAGGAATGAATGCACTAGCATCAAAAAGACCTGACGTTGCTAAAAAAATAATGGGTTATGATAAAGGTGGTAATGTAAAAGTTGACGAAGTTATTAGAATGCCAAAAGAGATTCAAATACCTGGCATGATGGGTGGCGGAATGATGAATTACAAAGACGGAGGTCACGCTAAAAAAATGATGGGTGGCGGAATGATGAATTATAAAGATGGTGGTTACGCTAAAAAAATGATGGGTGGCGGAATGATGTATAAGGACGGCGGAGACGTTGAAGTTGTAGAACAAGGTGGCAAAGGCTACAAAAAAACAGTGAAGTTTAAATAATGTCAAACGAAAATTGTAACTGTAAAAATTGTGAACACTATTGCCATTGTGCAAATGATAGTGTATGCCCTATAACAGATTGCAATTGTAATAATTGTAAACACTAAGGAGGAAGTAATATGAAACTACTTAAAGATGTTTGGGGATGGATAAAAGAATGGAACGATTGGGGTATGTCAGACTGGATTAAAGCTGGTGTGGTTGCTGTAGTTGCTATAATTATTTTATCTAAAGTTATTAGCTAAATGCTATCCCTTTTATTAAAGCCATTGATAGGCGTTGCTAGCAACGCCGTCAGTGGATATATAGAAACTAAAAAAGCTAAGACAGAATTAAAACTTACAACTATAAAAGCAACTCAGAAGTTAAAAGAAGATCAAATCGCAGGCAAAGTTGCTTGGGAGGCTTCGGCAGTAGATCAGATGAAAGGGTCGTGGAAAGACGAGGTAAGTTTAGTGGTGTTACTTTTACCTGCCGTGCTAGTATTCACACCTTGGCAAGAACACATTCATAAAGGCTTTGTTGCCTTACAGGATTTACCATCGTATTACCACAATTTATTATACATTGCTATAAGTGCAAGTTTTGGAATAAAAGGTGCACAAGGAGCTGCAAAATTATTTAAAAAGTAACATATGGATCCAATAGAATTATTAGAATTTATAAACAAAACCATTAGAAATAAGAGACAAGATATCAGCGAAGTTATCTTGACAGGTGGTGCTCAAGACTATAATACTTATAGTAATCTAATAGGACAGTTAAAGTCATTAGATTATATTGAACAAGAAACACAAGATTTCTTGCAAAAAAGGAGAATAAATGTCGAAGAGCACAAAGATACCTGACAGAGTTTTAAACTTTGATAAAGGTGCGACTGAAGAAGTCAAACAAAAACAATTAGATCCCGAAAATATAAAAGATAAGCTACCTAAACCAACAGGTTGGAGAATAATTATATTACCTTACAAAGGTACAGGTAAATCTAAAGGTGGTATTATTTTATCAGATCAAACAGTAGAAATGCAATCAGTAACTACTACATGTGGTTATGTATTAGCAGTGGGTCCTGATGCTTATAAAGATTTAAACAAATTCCCGGAAGGTCCGTGGTGTAAAGAGAAAGACTGGGTTATCTTTGGTAGATATGCAGGTTCTCGTCTTCAAATTGAAGGTGGAGAAATTCGTATTTTAAATGATGACGAAATTTTAGCAACAATCAGTAATCCTGAGGATATACTGCATTTATATTAACATGGAGGAACCATGCCTGAACAAGCAATAAATACGACATTCGAAGAGCCTGTAGTTAATGTTCCTACAGAAGGTGATAACGTTGATGTTGAAGTAAAACAAGATGATAAGCCTGAAGTAGAGATACAAGAACCACAAGCCAAAGAAGGTGAGTTAGAAGATTATAGTGATAAAGTTAAAACTAGAATAGCTAAACTTACAGGAAAACTTCGTGAGACTGAAAGACGAGAAGAAGCTTCTTTTAAATACGCAAAGCGTGTTGCAGAAGAAAACAAAAAGTTAAAAGCTGAAAAAAACAGTATAGATGATAGCTATATTGATGAGTATAAAGCTAGAACAGAGATTGAAACAGCTAAAGTCAAGGATGACTTACAAAGAGCAATTGAGTCTAATGATGTTGAAGCACAAGTGTCAGCACAGGCGTCTCTCGCTAACTTAGCTATTGACAATCAAAGGGTTTTAGCTACAACTGAAGCTAGGAAAGTTTCTAAAGAAGAGGAAATTCAACAAGAAATACCTGTTGAACAACCTCTTAAACGTAAAGATCCTAAGGCAGAAGCCTGGGCCGAGAAAAACACTTGGTTTGGTCAAGACGAAGCAATGACTTATGCTAGTTTTGGTGTCCATAAAAAAGTAGTTGAAGAAGGCTTTGATCCGAACTCAGATGATTACTATTCTGAGATTGATTCTAGGATGAGAAAAGAGTTTCCCCATAAATTTGATGGGGTTCAAAACACAGGCGCTACAAAGCCCGTTCAATCTGTAGCATCTGCTGGTCGCTCAACAGCGCAATCATCTGGACGCAAAACAGTTAGACTAACCCCGAGCCAAGTTCATATCGCCAAAAGACTTGGAGTACCTCTGGAAGAATACGCTAAATACGTGAAGGAGTAATAGCAATGGAAGATAATACAACCAAGAAGACCTCACGCACTGATAATTCTCGTGAAAAAACAAAGAGAAATCAACCTTGGCGCCCACCATCAAGCTTAGAAGCGCCTGAAGCACCGCCAGGATTTAAACATAGGTGGATTAGAGCAGAGACTCTAGGTACAGACGACAGGAAGAACATGGCCGCAAGACTAAGAGAAGGTTTTGAGCTAGTTCGAGCTGACGAATACCCAGACTTTGCCGCTCCAACTATTGATAATGGCTCGCATGCAGGAATTATAGGTGTAGGTGGATTAGTGCTTGCTCGTATACCTAACGAGATTGTTGAATCAAGAGCAGAGTATTTTGCCGAACAGACAAAAACTCAAGAAGAAGCTGTTGATAATAATCTTTTTAAAGAGCAGCATCGAAGTATGCCCATCTCTTCTGAAAGGAATAGTAGGGTTACTTTTGGTGGTGGTAGAGGAAATAAGAAGTAATTCTTAAAATGCCTCCTATCACTATAACTTATAACAACAATAAAAACCTAACTGGTTTTATAGGAGGACTTAACCATGGCAAATAACGATGCCCCTTTCGGGTTTAGACCTGCAAAGATGATTGGTGGAGCAGCATTTAATGGTGGCCAAACAAGTTATGGAATTGCAAGTGAATATAATACAAATATATTTACAGGCGATGCAGTTGAATTGCACACTGACGGTACAGTAACCGTTGGAGCAGCAGCAGCTACTAACTTAATAGGCGTATTCAACGGATGTTTTTTTACTAATTCCGCAGGAGAACCTACATTCTCAAAACACTGGCCTGCTAGCACAGTAGCAACTGATGCAGTAGCCTTTGTAATAGACGACCCAAACGTGGTCTACGAAGCACAAGAAGATAGCACAAATATTGGAGCCTCATGGCCTGCCAATAGAGGTTCTAATGCTGATTTAGTATCTACTCACGCAGGTAGCACAGCAACAGGACGTTCAAAGCAAGAGCTAGACTCTAGTACCATTACTAATGCTACGGCACAGTTTAGAATCGTAGATGTTTGTACAACTGAAGTAAACAATGACACAGCAAGCGCAAATGGAAACTATCTCGTTAGAATTAACGAAGGTCTTCATTATGCTAATACTGCTGGTATCTAATAGGAAGGACTAATAGATGGCTATATCAAGAAGTCAACTTGTCAAAGAGTTGGAACCTGGTCTTAATGCATTATTCGGTCTAGAATATGCAAGATACGAGCAGGAATGGGCACAGATATTTGATGTCGAAAGTTCAGACAGAGCTTTTGAAGAAGAAGTCGAATTATCTGGGTTCGGTTCAGCACCAGTGAAAGCTGAAGGAGCAGGCGTACAATTTGACGATGCTACAGAAGCTCACACTAGTCGCTACACACATGAAACAATTGCTTTAGCATTTGCGATCACTGAGGAAGCAGTAGAGGATAACCTTTACGATAGCCTTAGCTCTAGATACACAAAAGCTCTAGCACGTTCAATGTCTAACGCTAAAGAAATTAAGGGTGCAAACATTTTAAACAATGCTTTTAACTCTTCTTTCACAGGCGGTGACGGTGTTGAACTTTGTTCAACTGCACACTTAACAGTGTCAGGTGGTAACTACGCTAACGAACTATCAACATCTGCTGATTTAAACGAAACATCATTAGAGCAGTCATTAATTGACATCGCAGGCTTTATTGACAATCGTGGTTTAAAAGTAGCAGTAAAACCTACTAAGATGATCATTCCGGTCAATCTTCAGTTTGTTGCAGAAAGACTTATGAAGAGTCAATTAAGAGTTGGCACATCAGATAATGATCTTAACGCTATCGGTAACATGGGAATGATCCCTGGCGGATACGTTATAAATCATTACTTAACTGATACCGACGCATTCTTCTTAAAGACAGATGCACCAAACGGTCTGAAGCATTTTAATCGTTCACCGATTAAAACTTCAATGGAAGGTGATTTTGATACTGGTAACGTAAGATACAAAGCTAGAGAGAGATATTCATTTGGATTCTCAGACCCTAGAGGTATTTTCGGCTCACCAGGAGCATAACAAAACTTATAGAATGGGCGTAATAAATACGCCCATTCTTATTGCAAATCTCATTTAAAACTGTATACATAAATAGAATAACTACATAGACTGCTTATGCAGACGATATAGAGACTATGTGGTAAGGTCTATATAACCAAGGAGGTTTTAAAATGGCAAACTCAACATTTAGTGGTCCAATAAGATCAAAAGCTGGATTTAATGTAATTAATGAAGCTAATGATACAGGAGCAATTACAGAAACTGGTTTCTCTGTAAACTCAACAGGACAACTTATTTCACTAGGAACCAGAAAAATACAAACATTCGCAATAGATTTATCTGCAACAAATGCAGCATCAGTTACTTATGGTGATAATGATGTTCTAGTAGAACTAGGTGAATTAAACACAGATCATCCAGATGCTTTAGTAACAGCAAGTAAGTTCTTTATTCATAAAGTAGTTCTTGGTATTACAACTGCAGCAGCAAGTGATGCTCAATCACTAGCTAACTTACAATTATCTGCAACTTCAGGTACAGCTACTAATACTGCTATATCTTCAGGAACTGAAATTGTAGGAGCAGGTGTTGCATCATTTAATCCAAGAATTTCTGCTACTGATTCAGTAACAGAAGTTGATATTGACCTTGATGCTACTGCTGGTCTTTTTCACGTATTCACACCAAACATTACCGCAGCTATTGCAAGTAAACACTTGTACTTAGGTGCTGGTGCAGCAGCTGATGCAGCTTTAACTGCTTTTCGTGGAACACTTGAAATAGAATATTCAGTATACTAAAAAATTAGTGGGGCTTCGGCCCCACAGTTCTTAATTAAGGAGGGAACATGGCAGACGTAGTAACAGGACCGACAATCCTACAACAAAACGACAATCGTGTCGTAATTAAAATAGTCAATCAATCAGATGGATCAGGTGGCACTACAGTTTTTGGTGATGTATCAGCATTAACTGCTAGACAAGATGGAACTGCAGTAGCACATTTAGGACTATTAAGAGTTTGGTTCTCATGTCAAGGCGGAGATGGAGGAGACTCTTATGCTCGTTTAGATGAAGAAGATGATGATGGAGATATTCCTGTAATAGGTTTAACAGGAACTGGATATTGGGATTTTAGAGAGTTTGGTGGAATACCTGCTGATAAATCTAATAATACCAATGAAAGTGATGTTAATCTTGTAGTACCAGGAGCTGCTGATTCAGGAAATATGTACACAATAATAGCAGAGTTTCAAAAAATTTATTAATAATATATGGCTACTTCTGGCACAACATCATTTGATCTAAGTATAGAAGAGATCATTGCAGAAGCATTTGAAAGATGTGGTCTTTCAGTGCGTTCTGGTTATGATTTAAAAACTTCTAGAAGATCTTTAAATCTTTTATTTGCTGAATGGGCGAACAGAGGATTAAATCTTTGGACTATAGAACAAAGAACAAAAACTCTTACAGCAGGCACAACTTCATATGATTTAGATACAGATTTAGTAGATATACTTTCAGCAGTTTTATTTACAGCAGACGATACTGCTGTTGATAAACAATTAGAAAGATTAAGTCGTGCTGAGTATTTACATATATCTAAAAAAACAACACAGTCTGTTTCAACTCAATATTATTTGGAAAGATCTATTACTCCAAAATTATATTTGTATCCTACACCTGATGCAGCTGACACATTCAAATATTATGCATTAACAAGAATACAAGATGCAGGAAGTTATAGTGGTAATGCAGAAGTTCCTTTTAGGTTTTTACCTTGTCTTGTTGCAGGCCTGTCTTATTACATAGCAATGAAAAAAGCACCAGATAGAATACAATTATTAAAACAAGTTTATGAAGATGAATGGCAAAGAGCTTCTGCTGAAGATAGCACTCGCTCTAGTATAAAGATAGTACCTAAGATAGGGGTTATGTAATGGCATACGCAAGTGGTAAATATTCAAAAGCAATTTCTGATAGAAGTGGTATGGAGTTTCCCTATAAAGAAATGATTACGGAATGGAATGGTTCTTTTGTTCACAAATCAGAGTTTGAAGCTAAACATCCTCAAGAAGAACCTACTACACACAAAGCAGATGGTGAGGCTTTACAAGATGCTAGTCCTGATAGAGTAGAACCTGTAGAAGTATTAGTAGGAGAGAAAATGTTTTTTGAAAATAATAATAGTATGGTTCCACAGACAAACAATGTAATTAAAATGCGAATGAAAGTTAATAACGTAACAGTGAGTATATCATGACAACTTATGCAGAACTAACACAACAAATTTTAGATTATACAGAAGTAGGCACAGATGTATTAACATCTACAATAACAAATGACTTTATAGAACATGTAGAAAACAGATTATTTAGAGAGGTAGATCTAGATGTATTTAAATCTAATCAATCTGCTAATTTAGCATCTAGTAATCCTTTTTTAAGTTTACCAGGTGGTATTATACCTACTCCCGAGTCTTTAGGAACTATTAGAACTATGCAAATTTTTCCTGCTTCAGGAACTCCTATTAGAACTTTTCTAGAACAAAGAGATGTTAGTTTTATTACTGAATATGCTCCTGACAGAACTGATACAGGAACACCTGTGTATTGGGCATGGTTTGATCATAATTCTTTAGTAGTTGCACCAACTCCAGATTCTGCTTATAATGTTGAATTAGGAATTACTAGATTACCAACAAGATTATCTAGTACAAACACTGAGACTTGGTTGAGCACAAATGCTCAATCAGCTATGTTGTACGGATGCCTTGCCGAAGCCTTTAAGTATTTAAAGGGCCCAGCAGAAATGCTGCAAATAAACGAACAATCATATCAAAGGGCTGTCCAAGAATTAGCTATGGAGCAACAAGGACGACACCGACGAGATGAGTATATGCACGGGGCTTTAAGAACCCCCATTAAATCAATAAGTCCATAAGGAGGATAAAAAATGTCGATAACTCAAGCTGTTTGCACAAGTTTTAAACAAGAGTTACTTGTGGGTACGCATAATTTTACTGCAACCTCAGGTGACACTTTCAAAATTGCGCTTTACACAAGTTCAGCTTCTTTAGATGCCACAACAACAGCATTTAGCACAAGTAATGAAGTATCAAACTCAGGAACGTATAGTTCTGGAGGAGGCACTTTAACAAGTGTAACTCCCACAACATCAGGTACAACAGCACTTTGTGATTTTGCTGATATATCATTTACATCTGCAACAATTACTGCAAGAGGAGCTTTAATTTATAATAGTTCTGATTCTAATAAAGCAGTAGCTGTTTTAGATTTTGGTGGAGACAAAACATCTACAAGCGGAACATTTACAATTCAGTTTCCAACTGCAGATGCAAGTAACGCTATATTAAGATTAGCATAGGAGAAAAATTTAAATGGCTTTAGTCATTAATGATCGTGTAAAAGAAACTACTACAACTACAGGCACAGGAGCAGTTGCTCTTGGTGGTGCTGTTACTGGTTTTGAAACCTTTGCTTCAGGTGTAGGTAATTCTAATACTACATATTATGCAATTGTTCATCAAACTGCTAATGAGTTTGAAGTTGGTCTTGGAACATTAGATGGTGATAGTTCAGATCTTACACGTACGACTGTTATATCAAGTTCTAATAGTGATAGTGCAGTTGACTTTGCTGCAGGAACTAAAGATATTTTTTGTACAGTTCCCGCAAGCAAATTAATATTTGAAGATGCTAGTAATGATGTAACAATTGGACGTAATTTAACCGTAACAGGAGATTTAACAATATCAGGTGATGATATTGTTATGGGTACAAATACTTCAGGACATATCCTTGTTGCTGATGGTACAAACTTTAATCCTGTGGCAGTTACAGATTTATCAGCAATATCTACTATTGCAAGTGGAGATACTTTATTAGCAGTAGATGCCTCTGGTGGAGGTTTAAAAAAAGTTTCAAGAAGTGTACTTGTAGCAGGATTAGCTACATCTAGTGCATTAAATAATATTTCAGAAGATGATACTCCACAACTAGGTGGTAATCTAGATATGAATGGTTCAGATATTGTTACTACTTCTAATGCAACTATTGACCTAGCACCTAATGGTACAGGAACAGTTGTTGTACGAGGCAATACAAATTCTGGAGCAATAGTATTTAATTGTGAATCTAACTCACATGGACAAACTGTTATTGCACAACCTCATTCAGCAGGTGTTACGAATACTATGTTGTTACCTGCAGGAGCTAGTTCAACATTAGTATCTTTAGTATCGACTGATACATTAACAAATAAAACTTTAACCTCTCCTAAAATTAATGAAGATGTAGCAGTAACTTCAACAGCTACAGAGTTAAATTTATTAGACGGAATTACAGCAGGTACAGTATCTGCTTCGTTGGCAGTTATTGCAGATTCTGATAAAGATATATCAGGATTTAGAAATATTACTCTTAGTGGAGAACTAGATGCAGGTTCATTAGATGTTTCTGGTGATGCAGATATTGATGGTACATTGGAAGCAGATGCTATTACAATAGCAGGAGTAACTCTTGCAGAAACAATTTCTGACACTGTAGGAGCAATGGTTAGTTCTAACACAGAAACAGGTATTGCAGTAACTTATGATGATTCAGATAATACTTTAGATTTTGTTATAGGTGCAGGAAGTATTGTTAATTCCATGTTAGCAGATGATGCAGTAGGAGCAGATGAGTTAGCAGCAAATGCTGTAGTCAATGCAAGTGTGGCATCAGGAGCAGCAATAGTAGATACAAAATTAGCAACAATAGCAACAGCTAACAAAGTAAGTTTAACAGCAGTTGATATTGATGGTGGTGCAGATATTGGAGCAGATTTAACTACATCTGATTTAATTGTAGTGGATGATGGTGCAGGTGGTACAAATAGAAAAGCCGCATTATCTAGAGTAGTAACATTAATGGCAGCTAACTTGGAAGACCCCACAGCATTAGCGATTGCATTAGGATAATAGGAGGATAGATGGCAAATACGTTCAAAACAATAACTAAAGCAGGAGTAACTAGTGCTGACGTTATTTATACAGTAGCAAGTAGTACAACAACCGTACTTCTTGGTATTATGATAGGTAACACAACAACTAGTCAAATTACTGTAACAGTTAGTTTGGCTTCAGATACTTCCAATAGAGCAGGAGCAAATAACGAAGCTAATCAAACAGTTGAATTAGTGACCAATGCACCCGTTCCTGTTGGTGGAACTTTGGAATTGTTAGCGGGAAATAAAGTTGTGATGGAAACAACTGATGCTCTTTCACTAACATCTTCAGCAGCAGCAGACATAATTTTATCAGTAATGGAGATTACATAGAATGGGATATCTTGGTACACCTATAGATACCAACAATACTTTTCAGTCTTTACAAGGTAAAAGGTTTAGTGGTAATGGCAGTGCGACTGCTTTCACATTAGATGTAGCACCTACTTCAACATTTGACATAGAAGTCTTTGTAGAAAATGTAAGACAAGACCCGAATAGTGCTTATAGCTTAAGTGGTGTTACACTTACTTTTGCAGCAGCACCTGGAAATGGTACTAATAATATTTATGTCATTCATCAAGCAAAAGCTGTAGCTACAATTAGTGCAGGAGAAGGAACAGTACAGGCTTCTTCTTTTTCTAATGATGTTATATCAGGACACACAGCTTTAGCTGCAATTCCTGCAACAACTGATGAGTTATTAATATCTGACGCAGGAACAATAAAAAGAATAGACGCACAGTTTTTTCAAAATACACCTAGTTTTTATGCTACTCTAACAAGTGACCAAGTAGTAGCAAACAATACTTTAACTAGAATAAACTTTGATGTTGAACAATGGGATTCAGATGGGAAATATGATAATAGTTCTAACTACCGCTTTACTCCAGGAATAGTAGGAAAATATGTATTTTTTATGGCAGCTTGTTTTGAAAGTAACATAGATGATGGTCATACTGCTGCTGTAAGACTTCGTAAAAATGGAAGTAATTTTTTAATATCTGGACAACAAAAAATTTATTCTTCTGCTGCTTCACAAACCATGAGAGTTGAAGGAACAGGTATTATAGAATTAGATGCAGACGATTATATAGAAATGTTTGTTCAACATACATCTGGAGAAAACACTAATGTTAGGAATACAGAATCTGGATTTGGAGCATACAAATTAATAGGAATTTAATATGGCTAGTTTATACACAAAAGTAAAATTATATATAGAGGCAAACTCTAAAACTTGGGATGATGAAAAAGTATCTTTACAAAATGATGGTAGTGGAGATTACATAAAATCATGGACATATGAAGGACTTGCAAAACCAAGCGATTCACAAATAGCTTCGTATGAGACCGCAGGTAATACAGCAGAAACTTTGATAAGTGTTTTAAAAAAAAGAAAAACAGAGTATTTAACATGGCAGGAACAATTAGATAAATTATATCACGATATTGATGATGGTAAATTAGATAAAACAGGTTCTTGGTACACGCATATTAAAGCAGTGAAAGACGCAAACAGTAAGGGGTAACTATGGCTTTCGGAGAAGTAGGAACAGCCTTATCTAAAATAAAATCACCTGCAGTTAATCTTGCAGATACTTTTGCTTTTAGTGGTACAGTAACAGGATTTGATAAAACACCTTTAACTTTACTATCTACATTTACATCTGATGGTTCTGACGATAATGCAACATTTAATAGTTCTCTTATAACATCTACTTTTGATGAGTATTTATTTATATTCAATAATATACACCCTGAAACTGATGGAGCAGAATTAACTTTTAATGTAAGTATTGATAACGGCTCTAATTATAATATTGCAAAAACTTCTACTGCTTTTTGGTCAGAACAAGTAGAAAGTGGCGGAGGTCAATTACAATATAGAACAGGTCAAGATTCAGCACAGGGAACTGGAGAACAAATCATTATGAACGATTTAGGTAATGGAAATGATGAAGCAGGTGCAGGTGTTATGCGATTGTTTAATCCTAGTTCTACTACGTTTGTAAAACATTTTATATGTAGACATCAATATTATCACTTTGGTAGTGCAAATGGTAATACGGCAGGATATGCAATTGATAACTATACTACAGGATATGCAAATACAACTTCTGCTATTAATAATATTAGATTTATAATGTCATCTGGAGAAATACAAGGTGGTACAATTAGTTTGTTTGGAGTAGCGTAATGGCACTTAGTAAATTTAAACCTGCATCTTTTGATTTGACAGACAACTATGCATTTACAGGCACAACAACTGGAGCAACAGGTACAAATCAATTAGTGTTAATTAAAACTTTAACGGCTAGTTCTAGTGGTGACTTAACTTTTGTAAATGGTGCAAGTAGTGTTGTTTTAGATAATACATATAAAACATATTTATTTAAATTTATTAATATACACGCTTCTGGAGATGAAGTAGATTTACAAGTAGGATTTAGAGATGGCGGAAGTGCCTATGACGCTACTAAAACTACAACGTATTTTGAAGCTATTCATGATGAAGGGGACAGCACCGCTCAAGTTAGTTATATAGATGGTTTAGATATTGCTCAAGGAACAGGATTTCAAACTATACTTAGATATTTAGGAAATGATAATGATGAAAGTTCTAGTGGAGAAATGTATTTATTTAATCCCTCATCTACAACTTTTGTAAAAAATTTTATGTCAGAAAGTATAACTTTAACAACTAATGGATATGTAAATCATCTTCATGTTTCAGGATATTGTAATGTAACAGCAGCAATAGATGCAGTACAATTTAAAATGTCGTCAGGTAATGTAGATTCAGGAACAATTAAACTTTATGGAATATTATAATGTCACTTAGTAAGGTACAAGCAGAATCTATTGACCTAACAGCTACCTATGCTTTTAGTGGCACAGTTACAGATACAGTAACTAGGAACTTAGTTTTACTTCAAACATTAACAGCTAGTTCTAGTCCTACTTTAAGTTTTACTAGTGGTATAGATAATACCTATCAAAGTTATGTATTTAAATTTATAAATTTACATCCTTCAGCAGGTACTTACTTATTATTTAATGGTAGCTTAGACACAGGAAGTAATTATAATGTTGCAAAGACTTCCTCATTTTTTCAAACAAGGCATGATGAGGATGATTCACCTACTCAACTTTCTTATGAAACGGGAAAAGACCTTGCTCAAGGAACTGGTTTTCAATGGTTAGTGCCATATGTGGGTAATGGCAATGATGAATGTATGGTGGGAGAATTACAATTATTTGACCCTAGTTCAACAACTTTTGTAAAACATTTTACATCCCAAACAAATGGTTATGGTGAGGCAGGCAGTTACGGAGGTTTTGTTGCGGGATATTTTAATACAACATCAGCCATAGATGCCATACAGTTTAAAATGAATAGTGGAAACATAGATTCAGGAACCATAAAAATGTATGGTGTTCTGTGATCATTAATGGTATAAAATGGAGAGGAGTCAAAAATGCCTAGATATCATAATATAAACGGAGTAAAGGTACAGTTTACTGATGCTGAAGAAACAGCAAGAGACAACGAAGAAGCAGCATGGGCAAATGCAGCACCTGCTAGAGCCTTAGAAGAATTAAGAAGTAAGAGAAATAGACTCCTTGTAGAAACAGATTACTTAGCTTTGTCAGATAGTACACTTACTGATAACATGAAGACATATAGACAAGCATTAAGAGATTTACCATCAGGTAAAGATACAGTAGCCAAGTGTGAAAACGCAACATGGCCAACAAAGCCATAGGAGAGATAAATGAGTAAAACAAAAGTAGATTCAACAGGAATAGATTTAAGCGATACCTTCGCATTTACAGGTACAACAACTGGAGTAACAAGTTTATCAACAGCTACTGGTTCTCCACCAAGTTACTCTGCAAGAGCATTTATTAACTTTAATGGTGAAGGAACAGTTGCTATTCGAGCTAGTGGAAATGTTAGCAGTCTCACAGACAATGGTACAGGCGATTATTCAGTAAATTTTAGTACTAATATGCCTGATGTTAATTATACGGTTGTTGCTATTGGTGCCGTTTCTACTGACAACGCAAGAAGAATATCAGGTTTAGGTCCTCGTGCTACAGGTGGTGGATTTGATGGAGATGCAGCTTATGCAGTAGGTAGTATAAGGCTTAGTCATGCTATAGGTGATTCTGGTAGTGGAAATGCGGCAACAAATAATGTACAAAATGGAAATGTAGTTATACTTAGGTAGGTTAAAAATATGAATAAAAGAATAATATATAAAAATTCAGACGGAACAGTAGGAATAATAGTTCCTGCAGAATGTGATTTAACAGTAGAACAAATAGCACTTAAAGATGTACCCACAGGATTAAAGTATAAAATTGTAGATGTATCAGATATATCTAGTGATAGAACTTTTAGAAATGCTTGGACTATTGATGTATCTGAATTGACAGACGGGGTAGGAGACTAATGGGTATTACAATAGATATAACAAAAGCCAAAGAAATTTGGAAAGATAAAATTAGAACAGCTAGAGAACCTAAACTAATAGCTTTAGATATTGAATTTATAAAGGCTCAAGAGGCAGGTTCAGATACCTCTGCTATTATAACTAAAAAAAATGAATTAAGAAACTTTCCTGCACAGGTAGATTCAAAAACAACAGTAGATGAAATTAAAGCGGTTTGGGACACAGATAAACTAGGGGATAAATAATGGCATATATAGGACAATCAATTAAAAACGGAACATTTACCACACTAGATACAAGTGGTAATACCTACAATGGTTCTAATACAGCCTTTGCTCTAGGTACACAGGTAGGTTCCCCTGCACAACTCCTCGTGTCTCACGATGGTGTAATACAGAAACCAGGAACAGACTATACTTTGTCTACAGGTGGTACAGCAATTACATTTACTACAGCACCTGCAAGTGGAGCATCAATCTTTATTGTAGAGATATCTGGTGCAGTCGGAGGACCTCTAGGTTCTGACCTTAATGGTTCAGAGTTAATATTAGATGCAGATGGTGACACAAGTCTTCATGCAAGTACAGATGACCAGATAGATGTTAAGATTGCAGGAGCAGACGATTTTAAATTTTCAGCTAACGCAATGAATGTATTATCAGGCTCAACCTTAACAGTAGATTCAGGTGCAACATTAACAGTATCAGGTAGTACAAACTTAGCAAACACACCTGCTTTTTTTGCTGTATCAGCCACTAATCAATCAATATCTCATGACACTTGGACTAAACTAGTACTTGGAACAGAAACTTTAGATTCAGATAGTAAATTTGCTAATAGTAGATTTACACCTACAGTAGCAGGTTATTATCAACTAACATTAGGAACTTATATACCTAATGTAGACAGTGCTGAGATTGCACAAATTAGTTTTTATAAAAATGGTTCTGATTATCAGTATGGAAAACATTATCATCAAGGTAATGATTCTAATGGAGATAGATTTTTATCAACTACATCTTTTTTCTATTTAGATGCAAATGACTATGTTGAAGGTTATGCGTATCACAATGAAGGTGGAACACAAAACGCAACAGCCGCCAACACATTCATGTCAGGATTTAAAATTATAGGAGTATAATATGGCAAACTTATCTACAAAAATTAAATTATATATAGAAGCAAACTCTGCAACATGGGATGCTACAAAAGTATCTTTACAAAATGATGGTAGTGGAGATTATATTAAAACATGGACATATAGTTTTACTAAACCAACTGATTCTCAAATAGCATCATATGAATCTGCAGGTAATACAGCAGAAACTTTATCAGGTGTCTTAAACAAAAGGCAAACAGAATATCCGTCAATCCAAGACCAATTAGATATGCAATATTGGGATAATGTTAACTCAACAACTACTTGGAAAGACGCAATAGCTAAAGTTAAATCAGATAACCCTAAAGGATAAATATGTTATTAGGACACGGAGCAATAGGACAATTTGGAGTAGCAGAAGCGCTACCTGGAACTGTTATTAATGCAGGAACTGTTGAACTGACTCTAGGTCAAAGCATAGGAACTGTGGGTTCTGGTACATTAGGTATGACAGGATCTGCTGTGTTTGCAACAACAGGACCTGGAATTACTTCAAGTATAGGTAATGAAACAGTTACAGCAGGAGCAAATGTTTCCTCTACAGGTAGTCAATTTGCTGCTAGTATTGGAGATGAGACAGCATTTGGTGAATCATTTCAAAATATTATTAACTTTAGTTTAGGAACACCAAACTTCTTTTTATGGAGTGAGATAGATGATTCTCAAACTGTAACATGGATTGATGTAGAACCAGGGAGCACAGATTAATGGCCAATGACGCAACAGTAAGTTTATCAGTAACATTATTACCAGATGAGATAGCTACCACTATTAGTGGTTCAATGACAGTTACCCCTGATGATGTCAACGATAAATGGTATTATAAGAAGACTGCTGTTACTACAACAAGTGCAGATCTCATAGCAGGCCATTTTTTAGATTATACAGCAGTAGATCAAGATACAGCTCCGACAGCTATAGCTACAGGAGACAAAGTCAAGTTTTTATTTGTTAAAAATACTAGCACTGCGGACGGCATTATGTTATCAATAGATGCAGGAACAGCAGCTTTTAACTTAGCTGATGGCATATTTATAGGACCAGAGCAATCATGGTTTGGAAGATTACCTAACGTAACTGTAGCAGACATCCATGCTATTAGTTCAGATATAGGTGACGCAGGAGATGCAAGTGCTACTTGTATCGTAGCTGCATTATTGGATGACGTAGGATAGGATTAAAACATGGCATCAACATACTCAAGCTCACTTAATTTAGAAATCCAAGCTACCGGTGAAAACTCTGGAACTTGGGGTACAATTACCAATAATAATTTACAAAAAGTAGAATCAGGGGTCAAAGGCTATGTCTCTGTTGCAGTAGCAAGTACGACTGATGCTTTAACAGTTGCTGATGGTACAACTGCAGATGAGCAAAGTAATGCTATTATAAAATTAACAGGCACACTAACAGGTAATACTACCATGCAATGTGAAGCCGTAGAGACTTGGTATATTGTTGATAATGCAACAAGTATGAGTACACACACTCTAGGTTTTAAACCTGCAGGTGGTACAGCAACGAACCTTGTAGCAGGATCTAAGCATATACTTTATTCCGACGGTTCTACAATGTTTGATGTTTTGGCTGACGCAGGCAATGTCAAAGCTAATGGAACACTAACAGTATCAGGTAACACTTCTCTTGATGGGGGTACTTTTGTTTTTAATGAATCTAGTGCTGATGTAGATTTTAGAATTGAAGGTAATGGTGATGCAAACTTATTTTTCACTGATGCAGGTAATGATAGAGTAGGTATAAAAACAGCTTCTCCTTCTACAGAACTACATGTTGTTGGTGGTATTAAAGCAACAGGTTCTATTGACTTTGATGGTGGTGGATTTACTTTTAATGATTCAGGTGCTTCAGTAGATTTCAGAGCTGAAACAAATACTTTAGCTAACGCATTTTTTATTGACGGTTCTGCAGACAAAATTGGTTTTGGAACAAACACACCTGCTAATGCAAGTGTAGAAATTAATCAAGCTAATACTTCAGGAGCTATTGCTTGTTTATCTCTAGATCAAGATGATCAAGATCAAGAGTTTCTATATTTTGAGGGTACTTCAGCTAGTGATAGTAGTGCTAGTTTATCTTCTTCAACTGCTGAAGCTAGTAGTAAAGCAGGAGCATTAAGAATTAACATAGGCGGAACAGATCGTTGGATTAGATTTTATGAAACAGCAGTATAGGAGCTACAATGCCTTTAACAAAATTGCAAATAGCACCTGGTATAGATAAACAAAATACTGAATACGGTGCAGAAGGACGATGGATAGATTGTGATAATGTTCGTTTTAGATACGGACTTCCTGAAAAAATTGGTGGTTGGACAAAAGTAACAACTGATGCACTTGTTGGTGCAACTCGTGCTATTTTAACTTGGTCAGATCTAAATGGTGTTAAGTACGCTATGTACGGCACAAACAAAAAACTTTATATTTATTCTGAAGGAAGTTATGCTGATATAACTCCCACTCGTGCTACAGGTAGTATCACACAATTTGGCACTACTAATACATCTTCAACGGTTACTGTAACAGACGCTGATCACGGAGCATTAATAGGTGACTTTGTTACTATATCTAGTGTTAGTGGAGCTATTGGTGGTTTATCACAGGCTAATTTACAAGGTGAATTTGAAATTCTTACAGTTCCTTCTACAAGTACATATACAATAGAGGCTCCTGCAAATGCTACATCAACTACAACAGGAGCAACAGCTACAGCAACCTATCAAATTAATACAGGATCTGCTGTATCTTTGTTTGGATATGGTTGGGGTGCAGGTACCTGGGGAGCATCTACTTGGAACTCAACAAGATCAGGATTAACAGGAGGACAAGGTGTGTTGTTGGAATCAGCAAAGTGGTCTCTTGATACTTGGGGAGAAGATGCTTTAGCATTACAATTTAATGGTGGTCTTTATTATTGGGATACATCAAGTGGATTATCTAGTAATTTAGCGGCTGTAACTAATGTATCGACAGCTCCTACAAGAAGCAGATTTATGCTTGTGTCAGGTGATGACAGGCATGTTATTTGTTTTGGAACAGAAACAACAATTGGTTCAACAAACACACAAGATAATATGTTTATAAGATGGTCTGATCAAGAACAACAAAATGTTTGGGCACCTTCTGCAACCAATACTGCTGGTTCTAAAAGATTAGTAGATGGTAATTTTATTCAAACAGCAGTTAGATCTAGAGGTGCTGTACTAGTATGGACAGACACAGCTTTATATCAAATGCAATTTATCGGGCCTCCTTTTACTTTTGGTTTTAATCAACTTGGTTCTGCTTGTGGATGTATAGGATTACATGCTGCTGTTGATGTTGGTGGTAACTCGTTTTGGATGGGCACCGATTCTTTTTTTAGATTTGATGGTGCTGTACAAAAAATACCTTGCACAGTGCAAGATCATGTATTTGATGATTTAAATCAAAATGCAAAACAAGATATCTTTTGTGCAGCTAATACAGACTTTAATGAAGTTATATGGTTTTATCCTTCTAAAAATTCTACACAAATAGATAGACAAGTTACTTTTAATTATGCAGAAAATTTATGGTATGTAGGAACGTTAGCTAGAAGTTCTTGGGCAGATCGTGGAGTTTATGATGAGCCTTATGCCGCAGAGTTTGAATCACAAGATACAACAACAACTATTTCTACGATTAATGGATTAAAAGCAGGACGTACTTTTATTTATGCACATGAAGTAGGATCAAATGATGATGGAGCTGCAATGTTAGCTCATATAGAATCAGGTGATGTTGATATTGCAGATGGTGATCAGTTTATGTCTATATCTAGAATTATACCTGACTTTAAATCACAATCAGGAATTGTAGATCTAACATTAAAAACAAGACCTTACCCTGCTGGAAATCAAAAGTCTCATGGTTCTTTTGATATAACAACAAGCACAACAAAAAAAGATACAAGAATTAGAGGTAGACAACTTGCTATAAGAGTTGAAAGCGATGCTATTGATGATGATTGGAGATATGGAACACTTCGATTAGATATTAAACCTGATGGAACTAGAGGACTATAATGGCAAAAATACAAATACCTAGATTACCTCAAGCTGCACAAGAATATAGTCAATCACAAATGAATACAATGATACAAACTCTTGATCAAATGATATTTCTACTTAATAACAGTTACACACCTGAAATATTACGAGATGAAGATGAGCAGATAACATGGTTTTTAGGATAGATGGCAAACTTATATACTAATTATAAAGCTAATTTATCAACAACAGCGTTGACTACAGTTTATACTGTAGGCACTGCTACAACTGCAATATTAAAATCTATTAGAATATCTAACAAAGATGTTAATAATAACTGTAATATATCGTTATTTTTAGTTGACTCTGATGGTGTTAGTTTTCCCTTAGAAACCGATAGAACTGTAAAAGCTAAACAATCACAAGAAATTTTAGCTACAGGAGCAGTTCATGCAGGGTTTGGATCTGTTGATTCATCGCTAGGCAGTCCTACACCTATAGTTTTTAAAGAATCAGAGATTTTAAAAGCTCAGGCACAAAATGGTGGTGATTTAACAGTGATTGTAAGTGTTCTAGAAATAACATAATGTATTGCAAAAGGAGTGATAAATGAGTATAAATGAAGATACAATCGTGGTCGCTGGGAAGAAGGTTCCTAACGTTATAGATGTAGAAAGTTCTACAACTATTAAACACGCCTCAACAGGGAAGGTGTACGAGTCAGAAGACGAAGCTACATCAGATGTCAATGACCCTGCTACCGAAACAACTGAATCTGATATAAAAAGAGATGTTGCTATTTCGGTCAATAAATTGCCTGATATATTTGGAGGAACGAATTAATTATGACTCAAGGACTTGGGGTTTTTCAAGAGCAAGTATCTAAAATTGCTGACTTAGGACGATACGAAGATACCTATATTGCACACGTCGCTGAAGGCGAAACAGTTGTGCCAATGGATGTATTAGATTCTAATCCTCGGTTAAAAGCTTTACTCTTTAATCAAATGTTATCTATGGGCATTGACCCAGAGCGTTACATTGTAGGTAACGAACTCAACTCAATTAATCCTGTTACAGGACAACCTGAATTTTTTCTTAAAAAGATATTTAAAAGTGCTAAGAAGGCACTTAAAAAAATAGCACCTTACGCAGGTACTATCGCAGGAATCATGGGCCTTGGCCCAGCGGCATCAGCTCTGATTGGTGCAGGTGCACCACTGTTAGCGGGTCAAGGAGCAGGAACAGCTCTTGCAGGTGGTCTTGGTGGTTATGGTGTAGGTAAAGCATTTGGTACAGGTGAGTTGGGTAAAAAATTGCCATTTCAAGATTTATTAAATAAAAATCCTAATCCATACGCTCTTGCAAAAGATCGTTCTGTAAATCAAAGCATGTTTGGTCAAATAAAAGATAATTTAGGTGGAACTTCAACATATAAACAGAATTACCTTGATAGGGCTAATCAAAATGCAACTGATACTGCTCTAAGTAAAACTTTAGATGCTGTAGGTGTTAAAGATATTTCAGAGATCAAAACACAAGATCAAAGGGAAGCATTTGACTTTTTTCAAAAACGATTTGCTGCTCCAATAATACCAGAAAAGAAACCTTTCTTTGAAACAACAGCAGGAGGATTAGCTTCTGTGTTTGGTCCAATGGCTCTTGGTGCTGCAGCTAACTATTTTGACAGAGATAAAGACGAAGATTCAAAATTAGATGGTAGTTTTTATGAAGTATCACCAAAGAATCCTTTTATGTTTCAAGGAGCAACAATACAACGTTCTGCAAGTGGAGGCATGATGAGAGATCCAAATGAAATTTATTACGAAGATGCTTATGCGGACGGAGGTCTGTCAAGCCTAGATGAGTTTCCAAGAATGAATGGTCAGATATCAGGACCAGGTGGACCTAAGGATGATTTAGTACCTGCAATGTTAAGTGATGGAGAGTTTGTAATGACAGCTAGAGCTGTAGAAAACGCAGGAGGGCCACAAGCCATGTATAATTTAATGAACAGATTAGACCCTGATTCATCAACAGGAATGGGAGTAGCATAATGGCTGAAGAAATAGTTACCTATAATAGACTCGCTCCTTATATTGAAGAAAGAGGCAAACAATTATTGGGAGCTACCTTTGGTGATCCTAATGCTGTTCAACAAACAGGTGAATCTAACGAAGATTTTCAAGTAAGAAAACTAGGTAGAGCTGCAGTAGCTCAAAATATTCCTGCTTTTCAAATTGCAGGACTTAATCCTCAGCAACAACAAGCCATGTCAATGGCTAGTCAAGGAATTGGTCAATATCAACCTTTTTTAAATCAAGCTTCAGGAACAATTGATCAAGGTATTTCAAGTATAGCAGGATCTCAAGGTATGTTTGCCCCAACTGCAGAAGGCATACAATCTTACATGGATCCTTATCAACAGAATGTAACTCAAAATGCTTTAGCAGAATTAGATAGACAAGGTATATTACAACAACAAGGTATGAATGCACAACAAGTTAGTGCAGGTGCTTTTGGAAGTGAGCGTGCAGGTATTCAAAATGCTGAAATGGGTAGAAATTTATCAGATATTAAATCTAAAAGAATATTTGAAGACTTGTCTAGAAATTTTCAACAAGCACAACAAACAGCTCAACAATCATTTGAAGCACAACAAGGCAGACAAGCTAATGCTGGTCAAATGCTAGGTCAATTAGGTGGACAACAAGCAGGTCTTGGTCAGCTTGGTCAAAATTTATATGGTCAAGATGTTACGAACTTATTAACATCAGGAGCATTGGGACAATCTCAACAACAAAATTCATTAGAAGCTATGAGGCAAACACAACTATTACAAAATCAAGAGCCTTTCCAAAGATTGTCATTTGCTTCTGGTATTTTAACTGGTACCCCTGCTTCACAAATGCAGGTACAGCAACAACCATCTACTAACCCATTCCTACAGGTTGCAGGATTAGGGATCATGGGCCTCGGAGCATACAAAGGTTTTAATACTCAAGGAGCCAATGCACTAATAGGGCAATAATGAGTGTATTAGATCGCAAATTATTTAGAGGTGGAGTGGTTAGATTAAAGCATGGTGGTAATCCATCTATTGATCATGAGTCAGGTGAATTAATAAGTAGCATGCCTCAAACAGAAAAAAATTCTTCAATAACAAATCAACTTCAAGGTATCATGCAAGGTATGAGTGATTTTAGACCGATTGCTCAAGGATTTGCAGATGATTTATTTCCTGTTAAATCTAAAGAAACTTATGAAAAACAAGCTGTGACTTTATTTCCTGATGACTTAGGTGGTCAAAGAGATTTAATTCAACAGCAAAAAAAAGAAGACCTTGCAGCTAGTTTAATTAATTTTGGTTCTCGACTAGTAACAGGAAGAGGTAAGGCACTTGATATATTTGCAACTGCCGCTCAACAAACAGTTCCTGAAATATCTGCAATGCGTCGTGAAACAAGAGGACAAGAAGCTAAACTTGCACAAGCAGAATCTCAAGTTAAAACACAAAGAGCATCTTATGCTTTGAATGAATCACAAAAAGATGCAATGGCTAGAGCTAATGTTATAAGTCAAGCAATGTTTTCTAATTTAGGGTTTTTTCAAGAAATAGCAAAACAAAATAATGCAAATGAATTAGACTTAAAGTCTAAAATTCAATTTGTTAAAAATAAAGTTACAGGATTAAATACAGAGGTAGATTTAAAAACTCTGTTAGCTGATATGGCAAAACCTGAAGAAGAAAGACTATTTAGTAAAGTAGTTGATCCCGATAAACCTTTTGTTATGTATGACAAAATATTTGGAGATAATCGTGTTTTTACTAGCTATGAAGATTTTGCAAAATTAAATGATCAATCTCCTGACAGATTTTCAAATGAAAAAACAGTTGCAGATAATTCTTGGAAAAAAGTTTTTGATTCTTATACAGGTAAAGCTACTTTTGTAAGAGAGTCTGATTTAGATCCAAATCAACATACACCTATTGAAAATACTGAATATTTACAGGCGGTAAATCAACAAACAGGTAGTTTAGAATTTGTATCTAAAAATGTTCCCTTAGATACAAATTTGTACAAACCTATACAACCTGAAACAACATTAGTTGAAGACGTAGAAAATGGAATGTACACACATCCTGTAACAGGTAAATCTATAAGGACACAAGTTAAAAGATTAAAAGGAGGGGATTATTTAATTCCTAATTTAACAGCAGACGGTAAACCAATTTTGCAAGAAAATGGTCATCCTGAATGGATACCTATTGGAACAGCAATTACTGATTTGATTGTAGGAGCAGATGTGACTACAACATCTGAAGATGTGTATCCTGCGGCAAAATTAAACGAACAACTAAGTGGTATTCTTCTTTACGACAGAAACATGCAAAGTATTGATAATGTTATTACCACTTTATTAAAGGATCAAACATTAACAGGTTTCCCAGGATTTCTACAAGATCTAAAACAAAGAAGTGTTGGTATGTTAATAGATGTTATTGCCGCTGATGAAGAGGGAGCGTTAGCTCTTTTAGATGAAGTTAAAAATCAAGTAGAAAGAGCAATACCTGATGGTCAAATTAATATAAGTGACACAGACTTAAATACTTTTGATATTGATAAATTATTTGATCCAAATAGTGCGACATCTCAAACATTTTGGGGTGAGTTTAAACCTGAACTTGCACAAAATAGAGTACGTATTAATGCCATAGCTTACGCAGTGGCTCGTTCTCGTAAATCATCGGGTCGTCTTAACTTAGATGATATTAAAAGAGCTTATGAAAGTTTAAAAGTTACAGGTGCTGTTGACTCTAAATCAGTTATTGCAGGTTTATTACAGGTAAGAAGAGAATTAGCAAGTGCTAATAGAGACTTAAAATCATTGTACAGAAACAATAAAGGTACATACTTAGACAGTCCAGAGTATCAAGATATATCTACTACAGCTCCCTTTGATGCTAGTGTTGTTTGGGACTCAGATAAAAAACAAATAACAGATTGGACAACTCCTGATGAGGCACCTAAATGAGCAAGTTTAGACCTTATTTTTTAGCGGAACCTGGTAAACCGTTTCCCAATTATGAAACTTATAATAAAAAAAATTATATTCCTCCAAAAGGTGATTCTATAATAAAGAAAACTAAAAATTTAGGTTCGGCTATAAAAAAAGATGTTCTTCAAACTGAATCTATTCCAAAAGATTATAAATCTACATGGACAAAAAAAAGCAACACGGCATATAAATCTTGGTTAAAAAGCAACTATCCTAATGAATATTATAAAAAATATGGTGGTAAAATTAAAGACACTGTTACATTTAAAAAGCCTTCAACTCCATATAAAAATTTAAAAACTATTGGTAAAGTAGGAAGACTTGGAACATATGCAGGAATAGCAGCAGCCGTTGTTGAAGGTGTTCAATATGCACTTGGAACAGGTAATATACCTAATTCCATTGATGAAAGAGAAATGTTAAGAAGAAGTGCTATTGAAAGTTCTTTAGCTAAAATTACTTACAATGATAAAGGAGAAGCTGTGCAAGTTTTACCTGATTACAAAAAAGTAAGAGAGCTTATGAAAGATCATATGCCTTATAAAAAATATATTGAAAGACCAAAAGATGAAAAAGAACCTGATGTTTTTGAACATAGATTTAGAAAAACACAACCTAGGAATCCTCGTTTTAAAGCTCTAGATAGTAAAGCAGTAGGGGAAATAGAAGGTGTGGATTATATTTGGCTTGATCCAATGGATGTTGTATGGGGTGACGCTTCTCATCATCCTGATTATGATGATTATAAATTAACACAATTTGGTTATGTAAAGAAGGGTAATTAGTATGGCTGAAGAAATATTTAGTTTTAAAGAAAAATATCCAACATTAAATCTTGAAGATACATGGGGTCTAGATGCTACAACACTTACGGATATGTTTGGTAGTAATGATATTAGGTTTACTGTAGAAGATAAAGAAAATTTTTTAAACAAAGAGTTCTCTTTCAATAATGAACAATTTACTGATAAAATGACAAAAGCTGAAAAGTACGAAGCTGATAAAAAATTAGTTCTTGATAATGTAAATGCAATTAGAGAATCTGTAGGTTTGACTAACGTTCCTTACAATCAATTATCTGAGGAACAAATACAAGCAGGAGCTGCTATACGTGCAGCACAAAAAATGACAGAGATGGATAGACTGTATGCTTCAGATCCTATACAAGCAAAGAATAAAGCTTGGCGAGGAAAACTTGACAATGATAAAAGAAATTGGCAGTCAATATTTGGCATGAATAGAAGTGGTGAAAGACAAGACGGTCCACAAGGCCCTTTTGATAAAATGTTTCCAGGAAATGAAAGTGAAGTTTTAGATTATTTTGATGACAGTTTTATGGGTTTATCAAATACAGCAATGAGATATATTCCTGATATTAACAAAAAAAATGTAAGTATATTCGGAGATGTTATTTCCACCTTTCCTTTACTTTTTGCAAGTCATAAAAAACTTTTAGCAAGTGCAATAGATCCAAAAAAGAAAAAAACTATGGTAGCAGAAGCATCAGCTTTTTCTGGTGTAGGAGCTTATTCTGCAGCAACAGCTTACGATGGATTAAATGCCATATACAGAGAACTAGAAGGTATTGAAGATCCTGAACTTTCAACAGATCCAAAAGTAGTCAATGCTATTCACGCTAGAAATGCTGCCTTGTTTACAGGTGGAGCGGCAGGTTTATATCCTTTATTTGAAGCAGGAAAAAAGGGTATTAGAGCTTTTTATGGAATTAAAGCTGGTAGTAATGCTGAAGACTTAGCAAAATTATCATTAGATCAAAACATACCTTTTGGAATTAAAGATGTTTCAGATGGAGGTTTTCTTAATTGGGTTAAAGCTTGGCCTAAAGTAGCAGGTGTTTTTCCTTTTATTGGTACAGACATTCGTGCAAGTAGAGCACAAATACAGTATTACACTGACAAACGTGTTCAAGAAACATTAAATGAGTTAGCTCCTATGTCTCATGCTATGGATGCAGGAATGTTAATAACAGAAAAAGCTAAAGAAAAATTTAAAATTTTTGAAAGAGTATCGGCTAAAATGTATGATGATTTTTTTAAAAAAGCGATGGCAATGGATTCTGCTGTGCCTAGTGGATACATACCAACTTACAGAATAAAGACTTTAGCTCAAGCGTATGAAGAACAAATAAAAGCAAGTACAGTGCCTCTTAGAGGATACCCTGAAGGTAGAGCAGGTGCAGATACAATCGGTGGTGGCAAAAACTTAACTGATTTTGAAATTTTTTTATTGGACTTAGGAAGAACAGAGGATTTTATTGGAGCAGTGCAATTTAGAGGTTTACAAAAACAATTTAATCAAAAATGGGCTGAATATGCAACAAAATTTGGAGTTAAAGAAGGAGATGATTTAGCAAGTCAAGCAAGATATTTTAAAAATGCATTAGAAGAAGGTTTGAATGATATTAAAGAATGGAGACTTCCTGTTGGTCAAGGTGGATTACCTGATCCAGCATTAGAACAACAAATGAAATTTGTTAAAACTTCTTTATTAAGGGCAAACGAAGTTTTTGGTTTTGGAGCAAATAATTACACAACACCTCTAGCAAAAGCATTTGAATTAGTTGATCAAAATATGTTTATAGCAGGTGCTTTACCTAAATCAGGTTTTATGTATTCAGATCAATTGTCTAAATATATTTTTGATACTTTTAAAAGTGGTAATCCAAGTAGAGAAGCTTTGAAAGATTTATCAAAAATTGTAACTAGAAATTACAAAAATCCTGAACTTGATCCTATTAATGTACAAACTCGAGCATATTTAAGTGAAATATACGACTCTTCTTCTGTTCCTGTGGCTTACAATCCAAAAACGGGTGCTGTTTTACAAGGTAGACAAGACATTAACTCAAAGATTGGTCTTGAAAGTTCTTTAGATTATGCAATAGATTCTGCACAAAGTGGTTTTAATCCAGAATATATTACAGTAAATGTATTTGATCCAACTAAATTTAGAGCTAAATTAGGTTTAAATTCTCTTAATGGCACAGAATTTATGAAAGAAATATGGGCACAAACCATGGCAGCTAATGGTAAAAAACTATCTAAAGAGGGCGGTGAAGCTGCTGTTAGAAATTTAAATGATTTACTTAGGATTGCTGAAGTAGGTTTTGCAACTAAATTAGCAGATACATCTTCTTTCGTTGCTCGTCGTGCCGCTCTTGCAGGTTTTTCTGGAATAGGTGGAGCATTTCTTGCAACAAGTACAGGCATAGGTCCCTTAGGAGGATTAGCCATAGCCCTACTTGCTAAAAAAAATTCTAAAATTTTATCTAGTCCTGAGAATTTAAACTGGATGGTAAAGGTAATGGACGACACACTTGATCAGAAAGTAAGAAGATCTAATTGGATTAAGTTATCTCGAGTGATATTTAGTGATGAATCACTAGACCCTGAATTAGAAGGTATAGATTTTGAAGATCCTGAAGAAGTATTACGATATTTATTCAAGAATCAAAATGTAGGGTCAGAGCCTACAATGCCTGTTGAAGAAAAAATAGCTCCTGCACCAGGGGCACCGGATAATAAACAAATTGTACCTCCAAAAACATATGCACCTAATTTTCCTAGAAGTAATAATCAATCAAACAATGTATCAGGTGAAATTAAAACTAAACCTATGGCAAGTAATATGTCATCTCCTTTTAGACCTTTGGGTGGATCACAACGAGGTCAGTTAAACCCACAACAGCGTGCGGCTTTAGCAGGTGGAAATATTTACGGAGCCATTGCTACAGCTAAACGTGGTGGTGCTATATATAGAGATGGAATTATGAACTTAGCAGGAAGAAGGAGACCCTAATGGCAACTATGATGGAAAGAATTGCAGCACGCGCTGAAAAAATGAGAAATAGAGATAAGTCTCTTAAAACAGCTAAAAGTTTTCAAAAAAAGAAAACAGAAAAAGATTTAAGAAGAGCTCCTGCTACGGTTGCAGGTGGTTTTGATCAAAGTAAAGAAAGTTTAATACAAAAAGCTGTAGATGAAGCGAGACAAAAAGATGGCATAGGTTCTCTTGAAGTTTTAAAAGCTGCAAAAGCAGCTGAAAATAATAAAACACTTTTTGGTAGTGA